ACACTATTTCAAAGAACGTGGGTCTATTCCTTACGGACAAGACTCCTTTAAATGAATTGTTTAACAAAGCTGTTCCAACAGAAGAGACGGAGGATTGGCTATATCCTAGCCTTTTCAGGCCCGATGATTTCTAAACGGGACAGCAGTGATATCACAAAAAATGATTGCTTAAAATGCAATTTTGACCCGATAGGTATTCAGAGTGGCAGAACCCCTATTCTGTTCAATGTCGAGAGAAAGGATGCTGATGTTTATATATGTACATCTGTTAGCACAGATTACAAATATGTCGCTCGTTTTCGCGAGGAGGATATTATGATGTTTGGTACAAAGTTCGATATAGTAACGAAAGGTGAAAGAGAAGCCGCAAACAAAAAGACGGAGCAAGTATCTCACCCATCCCATTACGCTTGGTTGAAGGATTTGTGCGGTGTTGAGCCTTTGGATATTTGCAGACATCTTGACTTCAATACAGGGAACGCTATCAAGTATCTCTTGCGCAAGGATAAGGTGGATGGCAACAAAACAAAGACCGAGAAGCGCATTGAGGACTTGCGTAAGGCGGTGTTTTATATCCAAGACGAAATAAAATTATTGGAGCATGGCACAGACTAAATACACTTGTAAGGATTGCGTATTGTTGAACGATGAAGATTCAGAGTTCCCATATTGTATTGGCAAAGACTTATATACATACACAAATCCTGACGATGATGCTTGCGGAGACATTATTCCGCTGGTATATACTTGCAAGGATTGTTTCTTCTTCAAGGATGGGGTTTGCCATAATACCACGGAGAAGAGATACACATCGAAAGAAAATCCTTCATGTAGAAATTTCGAGTACAAAACGATTGTAGAACAAAAATAAATATATAGTTATGGCTAGAATTGCAAAAAAGAAGACTGTTGACAACAATGCAGGTTTGCTTAAAGTTGTTGACGGAATCAACAGAAAAGATGTTGAAAGTGTTACCGACTTCGGGCATTTCTTCATCGTAATTTTGAAGGATAGTGCTATTTTCCACACACACATTGGATTTGAAGCACGTTTTAAGCGTTGGGGCGGTGTTGATATGGAAGGACACGCGCTTACCACTACAACATTCGCGTGGCTTGAAAATCTTGTTGCGATGAAGAAAGAAGTAAAGGGGAAAGAGAATGATATTTTCCCTGAGACAGATGTTACTTATCAAGATATGCTTGATAGTATGGTTATCATCACAGAAGCCAACATTACTCATCCGATTACAGCGTTCACTGATGCAGATGATGCAGCAAAATTTGCAAAAGAAAAATTTGATTACATCGGTCGTATGCAGAAAGAGTTGGAAACTGTAATGAACACTCCAGTTTCCGAAGAGACAGAGGAAGACTTGAAGAAGAACTTTGAGCACGGTCAGCAAGCAATATTGGCAGAGCAAGCAGCCGAGGCTCTTAATCAAGGAAAGGAATAGCTTATGTATAATGAATGGTATATTGAACTGAAATACGGACTATTCCGAGATTACAGGATTGTAAGGATGTGTGATGCTAACGGAGTGAAGCGAGACGGTATCTTTATACCATTCATTCAGAACGGAATAAAATGGGATGGTGTAAAGGTTAAGAATCCTGTTCAGTATCTAAAGCCGATTTGGGCTGCTGCCGATGGTTCTAGATTGCACAAGTTAGTTCCTATGGTTTCTGTGGATTTCAGGCAGAAGATGGAAGATGCAGGTGTATTGTCACCAGATGATAAATACCCTTGTGATACGGTAGGTTACGTTTATAAAGATAAAAATAAGATTTAACGGCTATGATATACTTAGGTAATGATACGATGGATAAGGTAGAACGGATGGTTTGCGAACAAGTGAACACGGCTATGAGTATTGAGGAGAAGGAAGGAGTGAATACAGATGATTTGTATGTCGGCAATACTAACATTCCTTTTGCGAGAGCGGTAGCAAGGAACTTTGTTCTTGACGTTCTGCACAATCGCTATGGTTTTTCCTATGCCATTATCGCACAGCGCGCGGACATCAATGAGAAATCTGCTATGCGCTGTGTCCGCAAATGCCACGAGCTTGTCGGGTACGATAAAACCTATGCGTATGTGAACACTTTAATTAACGATAGATTGAGAGAATGGTATGGGGAATAGCAATGAATTGTTGACGTTGAAGCGCAATGCCCTAAGATTGGGATTGTGCGGAGAATATAAAGGGAAATGGGATTCTGCCGCGAGTAAGCGAGAATTGGTAAATATGGCTCTTGATTCTAACGGAATTGAGTTTATGGCTGATTCTATTGCTTTCGGATGGGGATTGTCAAAAGAGTACCTTTTGAAAGAGTTTGGTGAGTTTGCTAATGGATTCTACCAATGTAATGAACATGGATATACTAGCGAAATGTATATAGGTGCTCATGGAGTTATAAAGGCGCGCTCTACGATTATTCTTGTCGCGTACTGCAAGGATTTGGAGATTGAAGTTCCAGAGAATATGGTTACTCGCATTTACGTGTGCGGAAAGAGTGAAGTTCGCATCGAATGCAAAGGAAAATGTGACCTTATAGAGTACGGAGAGGATAATGATGTTAAAATCATTGGCTACGATGATGTAAATATGACGTTAGGGCACGTTTACACATCAGAGTGGAATAGTTGTAAGGACGAACAAAAATAACGTCTTACAGCTCATTTAAATAGCAAAGTTTGGTAAAAATATTTATATTATTTTCTAGTTTACAGAGTGTACGGCGGTACAACACAGACATAAAGTGTAATTTTACTTTTTATATTAGTTAAGGTTTAGTTAGATTTATGTTGATTAAAAAGGGCAAGTTCAGTTGTGAAACCGAGCTTGCCCTAATTTTATATATAGAACACAGAAAACTAATTCATAAATACCTTGATACCATTTCTTCCTTGCTTGTGACCGCCCTTTACACAGCTAGCCAAGGTGTCGCGAATATCAGTAAGTATTGTTGTCTGCAATCTCAACTCAATGAGTACAGGACTGCTTGATGTATCTTGTGTTATCGCGCTGATACTATTGCCGAGCTTTTCTAACAGAGTGTCGCGGATGATACGGACATCTGCTTGCTGAGTGGCTACATAATATCGTAGGCTGTTGAGTATTGACTCCAACGCCTGTGCGGTTGATTCTGTAACAGACTGAATACCTTGCTGCAAAGCAGATATATTTGAACTGCCAGTAGGTTTGACGTTGAGAACGTCCATCAAGTTCTTTGCATACTCATTGAATAATGCAAGGTTCTTGTCTTTCAGCTCCTTGATACCTTCGAGTTCTTTCTTGGTAACGTCAAGACCATTGTTTCCACCTTCGCTGCCCTCAGATACCGCTTTGTCGAATGCTTCAAGGATAGGCTGAATGTACTTTGATGTAGCTCTATTCATTAACTGCTTGGTGAGCATTGTATTGAAATACTCGTCAAACTTATTGTTGAGTGCTTCGAGTGCATCACTACCTTCATTGAAAGCATCTACCCACGCTTCCGAGAAAGCTTCAGCAGCAGATTTATAGTTAGACTGAGAACCGAAACCGCCAAGTGCTTCTGTCATAGACTCACCTAATTCTTTGATTGTAGTGTTCAAATCATCAATCTGCTGTTCCCATTCCTGAATCTTACTTTCATCAGGTTTCTTGCGACCGCGCTCTGCGTTAATCATTGCTTGGTACGCTTTCTGCTGCTTTTTAAGGGCATCGACCGATTTTTGGTTGTATTCGTAGAGCTTTTGCGTATCAAAGGCATCGTCCATACTCTTTTTAAGCTTTTCGTAAGCGTGTTGTAATGAATTTACAGCGCGTTCTTGGCGTGCAATTTCCTTATCAATCTTTCCTTCGTTGCTAAATAGTTTAGCTACGCCTGTAAGCGCGCCCATTGCGCCCGATACGACACCTGCATAGTTTCCGCTATAGTATGAACCGATTGCCTGACCGATATTGTCAACGACACTAAGAGTGTTTTCGAGTTGTTCATCAGAACCGCCCAAAGCTTCAAACAATCCATTGAATGCTGTTGCCATAGAGGAAACAATAGAGGTAATATCTGTTACGGACTTGCTAAACTTATTCTTAGCATTGTCGGTCTCGCCTTGAACATTGTTAAGTGTATCAAGAGTGCCTTTTGTCTCACTGTGCTGCTTCTTCATATTGTCGAGTTGGTTCTTCGACAAATCAAGATTGGTTTTCAACGTCTTGGTCTTCTCATCGTCCAATCCGTTAAGCAACATAGACTTGTTGTATTCAGCATCCAAATTGGCGATAATCTTACCTTGATTCTCTATATTCTTTTCTTCTTTGTCGTACTTGTCGCTTGTGGAGATTAAAGCATTGTCTCCACCGAGTTTCTTGTATTCCTTAGTGTACTTTACCAAATCCTTCAGTCCACTTGTGAAAGCCTTGAAAGGATTTCTTGAATTTCGAGTTTCCTGCAATTTGCTAATCTGCTCCGTGATAGCCTTGACTTGTGTAGGGTCGAGGTTCTTCATTTCCTCACGCAAGGATTGTAGCCTCTGTATCATATAGTCGAGTACCTTGGTGGATGTATGGTCGAGGTTCTCGAAAATCTTAACATACATATCAGAGCCTTGGAAATTCTTCCAAGTGTTCTCGCCAGTCTTTTTCTTGTATTGGGCAGTCAAATTCTCCTGCAACTGCTTTTGTAACTCAGGATTCTTGGCAATATTCGCATTGTTTTGGATTTTCTGCTTTTCCTCAATGTACCACTTATCCAACTGTAACTGGTCGGAAAGTTGCTGCTTGTATGCCTTAATCAATTCTTGTGCTTGATTAACTTGGTCTTGCTCGATTTTCTGATTGAGCTTTTGTGTCTGATTGAGATATTCTTTTTCGACATCACTTCCAGAGAACTTTTTCCTTATGACTTCGGCGGTATTCTCCAAATCAGAGTTGTATTGCTGAATAACCTTATCGCCCCATTTTGTGAAATCCTTACCATAATGAGTTTCGTAGTCTTTGATGATATACTTATTAAACTCATTATTTATGTCTTCCTGTACTTCATCAAACGACTTCGTAAGGTCTCCAAACATAGACTTAATAAGCTCATCAGACATACCCTCATCTTTCAGTTTTTTGTACAAGTCCATCTGAGAGAATGCATCATTGACATTTCTAGATATATCATCCTTTAATTTGTTGTATTCCTTCTCAGAAACTTTCAAATCAATGTCTGCCGAAATGCGGAATGCGTTACCTCGCTTTGTCAATTCCTTGTACTGAGAGCCAATCTCACGAATGCGTTTTGCCACAGATGCATCGTCTGGCAGAATATCAGAAGCTTTCCATCCTACATTTTGCGCAGCCTCTTTAAAATACTTACGAGTAGCAGATAATGCGGTCTCTTTTGATTCCGTCTTAATCAACTCGTTGTATTTAGAGTTCATATCCTTTAACAGGGAAATACGCTCTTGCAAGATGTCTCTTTGTGCCTTATCTTGCTTGATTCTATTTTTTTTAGCATCACCCTCAAAAGGGTTAACACCCAAAGCTAACGCTTGCTGAGTCGCGGCTTGCTTCAATTCCCTAACCTTGGCTCTCACCTTGGCTACAGAAATTACCATTTGGTTTGCTCCAATTTCACCAGCCTTGAATATCTTTCTGATAGTATCATCAACTGTTATTGTAGGCGAGTTTTTGCCAACCGCGGCGAGTCTCTTTTCAACTTCTTTCCAAGATTTTGCAGCCTTTGCTGCTTGGTCTCCTTTCCCAAGGAAGCCTTCAAAAGCCTTATCGTCATCAATTTCTTTGACAACGAGGCTAATACCATACTTTTTCTTTGCAAAGAAATCATTAATATAATCATCAACCCAAGATACTTGCTTCTCCATATTGGCTTTATCAATATATACATTGATACCAAAGTGTCTATAAGCAAGGTCTCTCTCGTATTGACTCCAATCGCGCTCGGCTGCAATTCTGTCAATTACGCCCTGTATCTTTATAGGGTTATTGCTATATTTTTTTCTAAGGTCTCCAAATACTGCATCAAATTCGCTGTTCAATTCTTGCGCCTTATCTTGCACGCTGTTCATTGCACGGATAAGGTCATTGAAATCTGCTTGCGAAGTACCAATAAAGGATGGCATTTTATAGTCACTGCCGCCTTGTGCTATGTTGATTTTCTTTATCAACTCATACATACGTGTCATATAGTCAATGTTGGATTCGTTATCCTTTTGACCTGCACGTATCTCATCAAAGTATTTCTTCGTGGTCGAAGTGGCTTGTTTGTAGTTCGCGTTAATGTTTGCTACAACTCTCTCCATTTGCGAAGACTTTGCGAGAGCATCAATCACGGCATCCTTGTAATCGTTCGCATCATCATCAAGTCCATCAGTAAACCAAGTGTTTTTTGCATCATTCTTGGCGTAATTTCTTCTAATAACCTCAATGCTATCAATGAAATCTTTATACTCTTTTTCAACCTTACTGAAAGTAGCGTTAAGTTGGTTTGCATCGAGACTATCTACATTGATTTTAAAAGTCAGTCCGTCTTTTGATGCTGCATCAATAAGCTTTTGTAACGTTGTACGTCTATCTTCGACATTCTTTTCTAAATCCTTTCCTTCTAATTTGCCATTTGCATTTGTGGCTGCATTTGCTAGTTCGTTGTACGTTCCAGCCAAAGCACCTATTGCACCCTTTGCCTTTATGGTTTCTTCTTCGGCTTTACGTACATTTTCGTTGTACTTGGAAATCTTATCATAAACAGTAGTTATTACTTCTGCTACAGCGTAAATTGCAAGACCTACGCCGATACCTGATAATGAACTTTTAACGAGACCGCCAAAATCTTTAAGAGCTTTTTTCATTCCATCTAAGGAATTTACGAAAAGAGCCTTATATCTCACGATACCTGTGCCAGATGCTTGCGAAAAAGCTTGTCCGAGACTAGTCTTTGCAAACATAGAGTTAGCCTTTATAGCAATAAGAATAGGTATAAGAGCTTTTCCTATTTCTGCAAGTGCTTTCCAATTATCAAGCAGAGAAGTACCCCAGCTTACCATTCCCTTCATTGTGCCCTCGTTAGCCTTGCCAATATCATTAAGCATCACATCGAAAGCATCCTTCAAGTTGGAAATCTTACCTTGGAGAGTTTCAGCCTGAATCTCTTGCATATTGTAGAATGTTCCACCCTTATCGGTCATACGTTGGAATATTGCCTCAACATCCTCAAATGTAACCTTACGCTTGGAAATCATATCAACAATCTGTGCGGTCGTGTACGCCTCTCCCTTAACTTCCTTGAAGTATTGTTGCAGCTCGCCATACATATTAATACCAGCCTCGGTAAACTGACGAACCTCAGAACCGCGAAGGTATGCAGCAGCCTTGACTTGTCCGTATGCAAGGATAAGTCTTCCCATATCAACGCCAAGACCTGCTGAGACATCGGCAAGTCGCTTGGTTGTATCATAAAGTTTATCAGACTCAATTCGGTAAGCGGAAAGTTGTCGTGTGTAATCCACCAAGTCCTTGATACGGAAAGGTGATTTAACGGCAAGTTCTACTGTCTTGTTGAAAATCTCGTCTGCCTTTGGCTTGTTCTGTAAGATAGCTTCGAGTGAACGCTCTGAGAGTTCAAACTGACCTCTGACTTCTGCTATTTGTTCAACAAAAGATTTTGCTGCACCAAATGAGAATACAACTGCTGTTCGCTGTGCAAGACGTGATAAATATCCTGCGATGTATGACGTTTGCTCGCCTAAACTTTTTGCATTCACACCAGCTTCCTTGAGGACTTTAGAGTGTTGTTTGATAGCCTCGTTTACAGAAGCAAGGTTTTGCTTGTAGTTCTTATCTGTAGTATTAAGGCTAAGACGAGCTTGTTGCAATTCCTTGATGGCAGCAATATGGTCTCGTAATGTTTTTGCACCATTTGTGTCTGCAATAACCGCGTTAGTATTTGAGTAGAATGCGCTGCGCTGCTGCTTTAACCAGTCGGTCATATATGCTTTTTCTTGGGCAGCACGGATTCTGGATGCATCTTTCTCTGCCTTTGCTGCTGCTTTGTCGGATGCTTCCTGCTCGCGTCTTGATGCTTTTTCTGCTGCTTGCGCTTCTCTTTCCTTGTTCTTTAGCCAAGCATTAGCATCTTTTTGTCTTTGCCTCTCTTGTTGAGCGGATAATTTTTCTTGTTCCTTGTAATACTCTCGCATTGAAGCTAGAGTGTCCTTGGAACGCAAATTATCTAAAGAACCACTCTCTATATGATAGTTTTTTAAAGAATTTAGCAACTGAATCTGTTGGTTCAAAGCTTGATTGTTGGCAATGATTGCTTGTTGCTTTTCACGCAAGGATGCAATAAGTTGCTGATTACTTTCAAATTCCTTTTGATTTGCAGCGTAAGCTATCTTATCGTCTTTATAGACAATACCACCCTTTCCGTCTCGTATATTCTTTTGCACCATTTCATATTGGCGCATAGACTGAGTAAGCTCTTGTTGCCTCTTGTTGGTTGCATCAATCTGTGCTTGAATATTCTGCCAATCAGATACAGATTTAGAGAAATCAGCCGAATTGGTAGCTTTTCTTTGTGAAGCCACCATTCTATCTATATTTTCAGATGCTTGAATAATAACACCATTCATTTGGGAAACGTCTTTACTAGCCTTGTTCGCACCAATATTGGATAGACTACCAGACATTTTTGATGAAGCATTATTAATCGTACCAAGCTTTTGTATGATTTGGTCGAGCGCGCCGATAAAACCAGTAGTTGAACCTTGCATTGTACCAAATGAGTTTTTTACAGATGATGCAGTCTGTTCTGCTGTTCTCTGTAACTGATGCAATTTTTCATCAGCCTCTTTGATTTTCTTCAATGCAGACTCTGGTATAGAAAGAGCACTGCCTAATGCTGAATCTGCCATAATTCAAAAGTTTAAGAGTTTATAAAATAGGTATTCCAAGGTCATTGAGATTTTGTAAATCCTCTGCACCATTGATTACCTTTGCATTCTTTAATTTGTCGTTCTTCTGATTTTTGTCTTTGTCTGACGAAATATATTCAATATGAGTAAAATCCATAGACGCAAGACGAATCTGAGGAACAGTCATTTTCCATTTATATTCTTCTTGCGAGCACCATGTGTTGGCACGTAAGAAATCTATCATTTGTCCGTATTCTGTTCGTGACGGGATAATTCGGCTGCTTGCTTCTTCCTCATCAGAGCTTGATTGCGGACGGTCTGAATCACATTGGTACTCGCGAAGAAAAAATCCACATCTAGCAAATTGAGAATCTCAACGAGTAATGTTGCCCAATCCTTGATGTCATAGTCTCCCCAAAGCAACTGGTCGTAAACTTGTTGGTATTCCTCAGAATCAATGCGTTTCTTGTCATTTAGCAAGGATAGTGTGATTACTCTTGCCACCGATGGAATGTTGATGGCAAACTCCTTGATAACGTCACCCATTGATAAGTTTTCGCCCTTGACAATCTTGCAAGCCTCCTCTGCTATCATCCATTGAGTGCCTGGCTTCAATGCTCTTATCTCCCACTCTGTACCTTGCAATTTTACGATTGTAGGAGAATCGTTCATAATTTGCGCCAGACGTTCCATTGCTGCGTCAGATAGAGGAGAACTAGGTAACACCTTATTCTCGTCTTCTACAGCTTGTTTCTTAGCCTTATTCGGGTCTTTTTGTGCTCTATATACTTTTCCCATATATATGAATTACTTTCTAATCATACTTACTGTTCCATTATACTTCTTGGATAGGTTTTGTAGCTTTTGAAACGACATTGAAATAACTCTGTAAGATTGTTTCAGATTACCACCGCCATCTTCCAATATCTTAGCGTATGGCATAGTCGCAACGACAGCCAAATCAATTACTCCACTAGGGGAATAATCGTTTTTGAGATATTCGTTTATCGCCTCACGACCTTTAATTTCTTCTCCATACCAATTCTTGCCTTTGGATGCTTTTGGCGAGGATGATAAGTAACCTATCTTTTCAAGCTTGCCTTCGACATAAATGCCATATCCGTAAGAATCATATAGGTTGTATGTTCGATGTGTGTACGTAATCTCTTGAATACATTCTCTTAACACATTCTTTGCATCCTTGTCTAATTCCTTCGTAATAAGCTTTAATGCTTTTTTGTATAATGTTTCAGCCATAAATGATAAAACTTAAAAAGGAGCGGACAGCATTAAAGCCGCCGCCCCTTGTATATAGTCGAGAATTGTTGAAGAATCTACACTATGCACCAGCAACTGGCAATGTGTATGCAGGGTCAATGTAGAATGGTGTCTTGCGAGTTACACCGCCATCTTTAACCTCAACCAACTGACCTGTGCCAGCCAACGCAACCTTTGCCAAGTTAGAGTTCAGAGACTCAATGGTTGTCTTGGAATTGAGCTGCAACTTAGGCAGAATCAATGCTGTGTGTGTAGTACCGTCTGCGTTGTCAAAAACTACTGCAACCTCTGCATACATCAGCTTGTAACCAGATGGAGCGTAAATCTTACCATCAGTACCCTTTGTAAAGCCGCACAATGCAGTCAATACAGGAGCTTGAGTATCTGCAACCTCGGCAGCAAACTGATACTTACCAGTTGTCACGATAGACATGATAGGGGTATCAGAAGTCTCGCGCTCAATATCGGTAGTATCGTTATCGTCCTGATAGATAGATGTGGTGTCGCGAACAACATCGTCCAAATCGTAATAATCGTCACCAGCCGCATCGCCATTGAACGGACGAACAATAATGTGTGAAGGCTTAGAGAGCTTGATTGCACCTGCGCCTGTACTTGTAACTTTCGTTGCCATATTGTTATGAGTTTAAATTGTTATCCTAAATAAATGAAATAATTAACGTACAATAACCGAAACAGAAATAATCTGAAAATGGAACTGACGGTTTGAATCATATCCGCTATCTCTGTATAATACACTAATTGTATAGTTTGCGTCTCTTGATTCATCAATGATTTTGTCAAGAATACCTTCCATCTTGTCAAGTAACTTTACATTCTTTCTCAGTGGAGTTCCCTTTGGTCTTGCATAGAGATAAATGTTAGCATAGCCAGAAGAATAACCGCCATAATCTCTTTGCTGACCTACGTCCACATTGACAAAATCATCCCAGTTCTTACTAGTTGTAGGTGGCAATTCTCCAACAAATATGTTGTTTGAGATTTTTCCCTTAGTAAGAAGCATCGAAAAGAAATTCTCAATTCGAGACAATCTGCGATTAATCCTCTGTGCCATACCTTGTTATCCTAAATACATTTTACCTTATGATGAAAAAACTAAATATCAGTACCCTTGATGTAAGCTACACATCCGTGCATCTGTGTCGGATAAACGCCAATAACCATTCCGTCAACGTCCATTCCGTACATTTTTCCACGGAAACGAATGCCAGCATTCAATCCTTCAGGAATATATTCTTCCTCTTTTCCATCTTCTCCCTCTTTCGTGGGCATCGGAAAATAGATTGTATATCCTAATGTAACTACGCCCGAATTAAACAGCTTATTGGTTTCCTGAATATCGCAATCAGTTTCAAAAATGATAGTTTCTACATTTTCTGTTTCTGCCTCACCTGCACTAGTATCAGTATCGCCTAACATATCCCCATCGTCTCCGATAAGGTCTCCATCTTCTTTCGGTTTTTGTTCCGAGCGGTAGAACACACCATGATAGGCATATTCATCCAAAGCATTTCTGTCAGTGTACATATCTTACCAATCTGTTTCTTCAATCCATTTAACCTCTCCATCGGTTTCATTGAGAGCATCAAGTTTATCATCCTCTCCATACTTCTTGTAAAGTCTTTTGAGTTCTGATTTGATACTCAGCAATGCAGCCGATGTAATGGTCTGAGCACCTACCGTAAGAGTATATGCGCCATGTTGGTTTGTGGTGGATGCTGTCTGATAGACACCGAATACAATCTTTTCCAAGAGTGCAATCTTACATCTGTCTTTCTGTTCTTCTGTCAAGTCCAAATAAGACTCAACATCAGAAACGCCGCAATCCAAAGCGACATTGTTTAATGCTGACTTGTCGAAGACAAAGTTAGTCATGCCGCTCAGATAGTCCAATATGTCAAACTTCGATGCTGCCATTGAGAGATAAATGAATTAGATGTTATTGTATATTGTGAGTGAACCACCATTAATTACCTACTGTTGAGGTATCAATGATTACGTGGTTCATAAAGTCGAGAAGTGCAGGGCAAGCCGACATCATGACCTTAGTCTGCCACTCGCGGAACTGACCGTTATCCATTGCGTAGTTTCCTACGGTAACGAGTCCGTCAGCGATTGAAGCCCAAGAAACATCAATGTTCTTTGCGCCATACTTCTGTTGAAGTGTCTGGTCGTAGATAGGAGTCCACTTGAACTCAACGCTATCACCAGTAGGGCAAAGTACAACAATCTTATCATCCCAACCTTGCACGAACGTGTCAGTTGTAACAGTCTTGTTGCGCTCCTTCTCAACGACAATCTCGATAGGAGAAAGACCTGTCATGTCGGAAAGTGATTTCTTGAAGTCCTCGTCCAAAATCTGCATGTTAGCAGTATATGCGCGGTCGTGAGCCTTGCACCAGTTGATATACCACTCCTTAACCTCCTTGTTCTGCAAGAATACATCACGGTACATCTTGCGAGTCATCTTCCATACGAGAGAAATCTCAGTACCGCCACGCTCATCGCGATAATCGTCTTCAATCTTTCTCATCTGTGAGATAAGGTTGCAGTCTGGGTCAGTCCAAGCCTTTGCGCCAGCCTTCTTGCGGTTCTCTGTTGGGAATGGCTCAACCTTCTGCAAGAACTGCTGCAAACCTTCACCCTTGCCCTTCCAACTCATCTTTGCAGTTGTCATAATCTGTGCTGTCAGGTTAGAGAGTGTTGCCTCTGCTGAGTTCTTACCTACCTGAACAACATCGCGCACCCAAGCAGCCATAAGGTCTGCATCGTTGCCGAACTGTTCAAAAAGTTTCTCTTTGTACTCGCGTTGTCTTGCGTTTTCAGACCACTTGTAACCGATGAAGTCTGGAATTGTACCTGTGTACATCTCCAAACCCTCGTTATCCATTTCTGGAGCATCACCAAGTGGAGCGCGAAGGTGCATCAAAGGAGCTGCCTCTGCCTTGCGAGACTTGATGCTGAATGAAGCCACGCCATCGTAGTCTGTAGGTGTAGGCATAGAAGCTCTACGACCTTGTGTGAGATACCAGCCATAGTTGGTATAGAGCAACCCCTTGGTATTCAAGAAGGTTCTCAGAAAGTTGATGTTATCCTTAGAAGAGAACAACTTGGCGTATCTCGAATTGTTAAAATCAAATTGTTGCATATCCTGAATACTTAAATTAATGATATGTTATCCTATTGTTATCCTATTGAAGTAGAGCGGTTAGAACCCGAACCATCCGTTCTCTGTTCTTGTGTTCATCGCAAGTACGGCTGGTGGAAGCTTGTTGCACTTTGCCAAGTTCAAGATTACTCTTGAATCCTTAATCAATGCTGGAGTATAAGAGTACTGAGCACCCTCACCTTCCTCAACATTGGTTGATAAGTTAGGGTCATAGAAGAAGTCGTTGTCGCGGTCGAAGTAAGTGTTAGGATTTGTAACCATAGGAGCTACGGTTGCACCTGCCTTTTCTGCCTCTACGAGAATATCGCCAACCTTCAATGCAACTGCAAGAGTCGCTGAAAGAGTGAGCTTCCAAACATCCTTGCCACCTTCGGTTGTTTTCTCTACAGCTGTAATGGTAACACCCAAAGACTTCTTTGTAAAGTCTGACTGTGCCACCATGATATTATCACCTGCAAAAGGAATGTGATGATAGCCATCATTGACAACCAAAATGTCGGTATCAGTGTTTGTAGCCGCCTTTGCCAACTCGTAATACTTCAAAATCTTGACGGTCTGACCGCCATTCTTGCCGTAAGTGTCTGGGTCATACTCGCAAAAATCACCTGCGTAAGCCTTAGCGCGACCCTTGAACGGATTTGTGATAACACCACCAAAAGGAGGGTAAACGAATGCGTCCTTGTTGCCGCTTACGAGGTTAATGAAAACGCTTCTATGACCGCCAATCTTACCATGTGCTTGGATGAGTGTACGACCGCCAAAGTGACCGCCATATCCATGCTTCAAATAGAAATCATCTGCTGCTGCCATAATTTGTAAATTTGTTTAATAGTGAATGAATAATGTTATTCGCCTGCGTCAGGGTTCACGATACCCACAACATCAGAGAAATCGTCAGCCTTGTCATTGTCACCACCGCCAGCACTACCTGGAGTGTTGTTGTTTGGCTTTGAATGAGAGAGATTGTAAAACTCTTCCGCATCCGTAAATTCCTGCTCGATGTCCGAGTCCTTAGTGAGGTTCAACTTGTTCATGTATTTTTCAATCCACTTACTATCGTTGATACCTTTCTCCTTGAACTTTGCGAGAAGTTCACTACGTTTCTGTGATACAAGCTTAGATGCTTCGTATTCTGCATCCTTCTTCTCTAGAGCTTCCAAGCGTTCCAAAAGCTTCTTTTCTACAGCCGAAGGCTCTTTGCCATCGTCCTTTGGATTTGGCTTAATGTCGGGATGCTCATCGTTCCATTTCTTGATGAAGTCGGCATTGTCCTTCTCGTAGTTGCCGTTAAGGGAAACATACTGCGGCAAAATCTTCTTCACCAAATCATCTAACTCTGTATCTTCACCAACTAAGAGGTCAAAGTGGGAATCACTCAAACTCTTGATTGTCTTTTCACTGATGGAAAGGTGTTTTCCGTTTGCAGTGAGTTTTGCTTTTAGGGTGTCTAAAAGTTGTTGTTTTGTAAACTTCATATTACTAATTTTTAAAATTCTGCTGCAAAGATAATTAAATAATGTGGTGATTTTTAGATTTTTAGAAACTCTATTTGTTACGTAACCAATATAGAATTATTTTCACACTATTATATATTATAAATTAGGTATCTTTGCAGCATGAACACGAATAAAGATATAGAAATCAGACCACAAGAGGGCTTTCAAATGTCCTTTGCAAGTAGCAACGTTGACGTTGTTTTTGGTGGCGGAAATCTCGGAGGAGGCAAATCGTATGGTCTTGTACTTGCGATGGCAGAGCCGTTAATGACCGACCCAGATTTTCGTGCAATGATTTCACGCCGTTCACTTGGTAATCAAAAAGCAGGTGGAGGATTCGTAGAGAAGTTTAAACAGATATTCGGAGCTGATTATGTGAAAATCAGAGAGAGCGAGAATCCGCGCGTTACATTTCCGAATGGAACGTTTGTCGATTTGACGTATCTTGACGATTCCAATATGGATAAGTTGAGAGAGCGCGCGAAAGGATGGGAGTACGATTTGATTGCGATTGACGAGTTGACGGAGATGACTTGGGAAGTTTTCTCATACGTTATGACCCGAAACAGAGGTCAGAGCAAGACGTTTACAGGTAAGTTCTTTGCAACACTTAACCCGAAGCGTAGCCACTGGACGAGAATATTTCTTGATTGGTACATTGGCTCAGACGGTTTTATCATCCCAGAGCGTGATGGTGTAGTCAGATACTTCTATTGTGCAGGACCGACTGTTAAGGATGTTGTTTGGGGAATGTCTAAGCGAGAAGTCTATGAAAAATGTAAGATAGATATAGACAGAAAGCTTAAAACCATTGGCGGCAACTTTGGATATGAAGTAATGATTAAGAGTTTTGTTTTCTATCAAGGTAAACTTGGTTCAAACAAGAAGATGCTTGAAAACAACTCTGGCTATTTAGGTTCTGTAGCGGCATCGGGCGGCAGAATGGCACAAGCTCTTATGGAGGGTAACTTCAATGTTGACCCCGAAGAAGAAGAGGATATTCCGATTCCAAGCCAAGCGGCAAGAGATTGTTTCGTTAAAGACCCAGCCGTAAATGGTGACAAATGGATAACAATCGACTTGGCAGATTTCGGAAAGGATAATACTCTGATGTTGTCGTGGAATGGATTCCACGTTGTCAATTACGAAATCGTTATGCATTCAACACCGCGAATCAATGCTGAAAGAGCTAGGCTGTTTGCGGCTAACGAGGGAGTAGCAGAGAGCCATATTATCTATGATGCCACGGCAGGTAGGTATTTCAACGACTATATACCAGATGCTATCCCTTACATATCAGCAGCAAAGGCAATGGGAGTTTATTACTTGTCAGCTATGACAATAAAAGACCTATGTTACTTGCGACTGAGCTACATGATTAAGCGAGGACAGCTTACATTCTCTGATAAGGTTGCAAATGCGGTTTATACGCATCAAAACCTCAAATACAGAGTTTCAATGCAGAATGAGTTCATGGAAGAATGCGCAGTAGTTCGCTTTGACAAGATGCCGAGCGGAAAGAAGAAGTTGCAGAGCAAGAAGGAAATGAACAGAAATCTTGGAAAAGACCGTTCTATGGACTTGCTTGACCCTTGCGCAATGAGAATGTACCCATGTTTGAATATGGAGTATGGTAGCGAGCTACAGGAGGGATTCAGACTTGCAGAGAAAGAAGTTGAAGAAAAAAATCCTAATGCTCAGAGTATTTATGATGATACGTTGTACTATTAATTTTAGAATATATGCTGAAAAAAGAAAATATAAAAATGATTCTTGAATCCGTGCGGATTGACTGGGATAAATGCGATGAGAAAGACATTGCATTTGCTATCCTCTGTGACGCATTGGAAGATAAGACTTTAGCGTATCGTCTTGCTTATCGTAAGAGTGAAAAGGATGCCGCGAAATTCTACGAAACTCCACGATTCAAGAAACTGCTAGATGTTCTAGAACCTTTCGGTATCGGCAATGTTAATAACAACGCTATTACCAAAGAAGAGAACAAAAACGAGCTTCTTAAAATGCTTGACAAGATAGACCAAGCTCTTAGTGACGGAAATCTTGAACCGAAAGATGCATTGAAGATGCAGACTGATATACGTGTAAAGCTGAATGACAAATTCGAAATGGAAGAGTCACAGAAGCAGAAGCGAATCATCGTAGTACCAAGCAAACACGATATTGTTTGTCCTAATACAAACAGAGAATGTAACTACTGGGCTTCAAAAAAAGCTTGTTGCAGACATTATGGATTGATTGACCCACAAGAGAACAACGATTCACAAAATAGCAACGATGTTGAACCATCATTAAACGACAATAACGATGAGTAGAAAGAGACAAGATATAATTAATGATTTTTTGGAGAATCCACAAAAGCTGCTTCTGAAAAAGCCGTTTTTGAGGGGTTCGCGCTCTATTACCATCAATGACTCTTCTGATGGTTCTGATATTAAGACAAACTTCTGCAAAGAGGCACAGCTTCCGAATATCAGCAAGATAGTTGTTAGCCAAGAGCGTTTTGCGAAGGAGTTAGACCCTTATTCTCACAGGGTATTGTTTGATACGAACTTACCTTCTATATGCTGCAAGCTTGATGATGGCAGTTATTGCGAGATTGAGTTTAAGAAGTTTGGCATTCCTATGCAACGGCGTATTGTTGATAAGAAGTCTCTATGTTTAGGTGGTAACAAGCGCAACCACATACTGCATGACAGCAATCCGACTGATAAACTCAAAAAGAATTTTGCAGATTTCAAGTGGCACTGGGACGAAACGAATCAGGATGGTATCGAAATGCAAGCTATACGCATTCAACAGAGCTATGGAGACGTAGGATTGCTCGTTTACATGAATGAGGATAACGAAGTGAAATGCAGATTGTTCTCGTATGAAGATGGCTATCAGATTATCACACACAAAGACGATAATGGAGAACCGCTTCTTGATTGCGTGTATTATCGTACTGAGGATAATGTAAGACACATTGATGCATACGACAAGACATATCATTATCATTTCACAGATGTATTTGTACAAGACGTTGATACAAACGAAGTACTGAAAGGATGGTGTTTGGAAAGCAAGGAAGAACACGGATTCTCGGAGAGTCCACTTGTTACAAAGCGTGGTGATGTTGCTTGGAATAACGGTCAAGACCTTATCGAGCTATTCGAGATTATCTATAATCTGTTTGCGGTCATTCAGAAACGTCACGGATGGGGAATCCTTTATATCAAGGGTAAGCTCAATGAAACCGCAAAGAAGATTGCTGGTTCTATCATCTTGAATGATACAAGCATTGAAGGAAATGGTAGTGCTGAGTTCAAGACTCCACCTTCTCCACAAAACATGATTGAGTTCATGCAATCAATCCTCGACCAATTGCAGATTGCTACAGGATGTACATTTATCTTGCCGAAAGATATTAAGTCTAGTGGCGATATAAGCGGTTTGGCAATTCAAATGACACGTTCTTTGGATATTGAGGAGGCTAACAATGCAGCTATTGAGTGGCAGAATTTCGTTAGCAAACATTCAAGACTGTTCAAGGAGGGATTGGCAAAGCAGTTGGTTGCAAGCGGTGAGAATCCTACTGCAATTACTGAGTTTAAGCAGATGAGAATCAGTACATCATTTAAGCCATGGCAGCCATTCGATGAAAGTGCATGGAATCAGATGCTTTGTACATTGAGCGGTGCAGGTTTGATTTCTACTAAGACTGGTGTTGAAAAGAATACTGTTTCTACACCTGACGAGGAAGTAAGATTGCAGACTCAGCAAGAAGAGGCAGATGAACGTGCCGAAAAACAAGCTGAGATTACCGCAAGGACAAAGAATACAAACAATAATAAAGAATAAACATGAAGGCAGAATCATTATACATACAGAAGTTGACTTACGATGAGAACACTGGTAATGAAATTATCGGTTTGTTCCCATCGGAAGCTAACCCTGCTATTGTATCATCATATACCTACGATGCAAAGCGTATGGGTGGTGCTCCTACCCTTACTGCTACAATATATTCATCTGAGCCTTTGCAATGGAAGAAGGAAGAGTTCGTGGAGTACAATGGCGATAGATTCTTTGCGTCCTATACACCAAACTCTACAAAGGATAATTCGTCTAGAATGTGGAAGAACGAAATCACTTTCACATCTAGAAGAGAATTGCTTGATAACACTCTGTTCTTTGATGTTGTCGTTGATGATGTTGATACACAGAATAAAGACAGATACCGTTCAAACCAGACAAAGTTCACGTTTGGTGGAACTATCCATGAGTTTGTTGCTCGCGTCAATAGCTCAATGGCATATTGTGGATTGTATCGTCCTACAGATGAATACAAGGGATATTACGTTGTTGTTGACGAAGGATATGGAACAGATGAAGTTAAGGAAGTATCATTTGAAGACCAATATTTGACTGATGTTTTACAACTTATCAACACAACTTTTGAGCTTGATTACTACTGGGATGGCAACGTTTGCCATGTCGGCAAGGTACAGCACGACTTAACCGATATACCTATAAAATATGGTAGTAGTGATGCTCTTATCTCTGTATCTAAGGAGAATGCGAACTATAAGATAGTTGATATGATAACTGGCTACGGTTCGTCCGATAACCTGCCATATTACTATCCTAATGATGATGAGTTCGGTGAGGCTATATTTGACGCAAAAAATATAGCAAGTGAGCATGTAGATGTTACGTTATCGGATTATTTGAGATATTCAAAATATAACGATAATCTTGTTCTTTTTAAGAGTAAGAAGGGAAAGTACGAAGGAAATGTTGATGTGTCTACATTATATGTAAGAGATACTTATTCTCCTGAGAATCTTACGCAAGCTGACAATAGTCAAAATCCAAAGGTTAAATGTTGGTTTTGGGTTAGTATAAAAATAAATGTAAAGAAAGGTCAGATTATAGATTTCTCTAAAATCTCGTTTAATTTTGAGCTGTTTGACTATATTCAAAAAAAAGAGAATATAACAAACCTATCAAGTGCAACAAGAACCATAAATATATACACAACATATCACGACCTTTATAAAAACGTATGTACTGATTCTAACTTGGGTGATGCATGTAGTGTTGAATTTGCAGAAGATGGAACATTCTATATTGATATTGATGCAATATTTTCATACAACTGCAAAGTGTTCACTATGGACGGAAAAAGAACATTTCATGGTTCAAGTGCATGGAAGGTTTCTTTTAGTGGTGATGTAGTTTTTTCTCTTGACACAAATTCAGAATATAGTTGGAAAAATGGTGATAATTATATTCCTCTTGACAATTCTGGTATTTATGTTAACGGAATAGCATCTGCAAAATATGTAGAGTATGACTATAACTTCAGAAAAAATGACGAAGGTATTTATGGGTTTGATAAAATCTATACTGGAACAGAGGATGATGCAGTACAAGTGTCTGTAACAGGTCGAAAATGGATTGCACCATCATCGGTACTTATGCCTTCTATATATCGTAACACGAAAGGTGCAGAGCGTTTCTATTATGCTTTGAATAACACCCACAAGTTGCCAAGCGGTAGTGGATATTACGAGTTTGTAAACTTGTACAAGAAAGGAAATCCTCATCAAGGAACTGTTACTTTTGGTGATATAAAGCCAACTATAAAAGGAATTGTAAATGCAGAAGGACAGCTATTCGGAGAGATTGCAGATATTGCTTTTGATAGTGCTGATAGTGATGTAAAGGATAGTGACGGAAAATATATTCATAGCTATTTCTATATAAAGTTGCATAAGTTTAATGGTGATTTTGGCTTTGACTTGTTTGCTCATGCTTTGGCTAGTGAACCTGCAAAGATAAACCTCATCAAGAGTAACGGATGCCCTGCATGCTCATTTGTGATTTACAATCAACCGAGTACTGACAATTCGAAGTGCTACAACTGTGTAAGTGTCGATGAAAATGGAAACTTAAAACCAGTTCGCACAGATAAGAATGACTACATCTTTGCTAACGCTAGCGATGCTTACGAAGATAAGCTAAACCAAGATTCAACTCAGAAAGAGTTATGGATTGCGGTTCAGAAGGACACATCAACTCTAGGTATCATAATGCCAAACGCGAGTGCTGGATTTAAACCGCAAAAGGGAGATTTGTTTGTTATCACAGGCATCAAACCTCCAAAGGTTCTTGTAACGGCAGCAGAGAAACGACTCGATGATGCTCTTATCAAGCACATGAGCGAAAACAATACAGACCAGTTCAACTACTCTGTTAAGTTTTCTCGCATATTCTTGCAAGAAAATCCTGACTTTGCAAGTAAGCTAAACGAGAATGCAAAGCTGTCAATACAAATACAGGGCGATTCGGATAGCGATGGAAATCTTATTAGTCACGAAGTTTTCGTCAGCAACTACTCTGTAAAGGTTGATAACGATGAGCTGGCAGAAGTTGAGATTGAGCTTGTTAATTCGTTGGAAGTTACAAAGAGTGATACGAAGCAGATTATTGATGCAGTAAAAGGAGAAACTGTTAAATCTCTATCTAGCATGGTTGGTGGTAGTAATACCAATAGCTTTAATGCTAGTATAACCGATAAAATGTATCTCTCTAAACTGAAAGACGACACCGCAAAAGGAACTGTTACCTGGGAAAAAGTGCAGAAGTTCTTGCAGGGATTGCTTGTCGGTGGAGGCTCGTGGACTCCAGACGCAGAAGGTCGTTCGCATCTCATCACCGATTACCTTGAGGTAAGAATGAAGGCTATCTTCGAGGAGCTGGTTATCAATAAAACATCCACCATTGGCGGTAAGGAGATAATCTCTCCTGCTGGCGGTGTGGTGGCTCATAAGGTAGAAGAGGTTACTGTGACATATAATAATGTGTCACAGAAGGCTTATCGTTGCTATTTCTTAGCAGAGCAGGATGGTGATGAGGTAGATAACGACTTCGCGGTTAACGACCAAGTGCGCTCGGAATCATTCAATGTTCGCAAGGGCACTTATCACAAGGCTGGCAATCACTTCTATTGGCGATTGGTAATCGGTCGTGATGAAGACCCTGTAGAGCTGGAAGGAAAGAAATATCATTATATCGACCTCTCTGATACCGATTGCGCTACGGCAAGCGATGTTCCTGCGAAAGGTGATGTGCTCAACCAGTGCGGTAATAGAACCGATGTAGAACGTCAGAACTGCCTTATCTTCTCGGCGGTAGATACCTATTCGCCATCCATCAGCCTCTATCACGGCATCAACAGCTATTCCTTTGCCAATAGGGAGTATGTGGAATATGGTGTGAATAAGCAGACTAACAAGGCATTCTTCAACGTCTATGGTGATATGTATGTAGGCGATAGACCTACAAAGGAGAATGGCTATGAGGGCAGCTCTTATATCAGATATGATAGCAGCACTAAGCAAATGTCTGTTAAGGCTAAGATTTCCGCTAAATCCACTGTGGATGGCAAGGAATTGTCTCAGTATTTCAAGAAGATTGGCGAATTGCAGAATCAGGTGGATGGTGCTATCGAAACGTGGTTCTATGATGGTGTTCCTACCTTGGAGAATGCCCCAGCCATCAGTTGGAAGACCGATAAGGATAAAGAAATCCATCTTGGCGACCTTTACTACGACAACAAGACGGGCAAGGCATACCGCTTTGCCAAGGATAGCAACACCTATAAGTGGACTATCATTACAGATACCGACATCGCCAAAGCCCTTTCCGATGCAAGAATGGCACAGGAGACCGCAAACGGGAAAATGAAGGTGTTCAGCGTTCAGCCTACGACACCTTATCAGGTTGGCGATATATGGGTTAATGCCACTTATCCTTCTGACGGCAGTACCTACAAGAATGAGGTATTGCGCTGTCAGACCAACAAAGCGGCTGGTTCTCAGTTCGCCATCGGTGATTGGATTAAAGCATCTAAATACACCGATGATACCGTTGCCAACGCAGCCAAAAAGGCAGCAGAAGATGCTCAGAAGGCGGCACAGACCGCACAGACGGACATTAAGAACCTCGGAAAGACGGTCACTGATAATAAGAAGGAATTCGATAATTATGTTACCGATGGCTACCTAGAGCCTTCCGAGATTGCAGCAATGGCGCAGGATTCTAAGCGACTTGAGGATGATTTTGCGGCTGCACAGAAGTCGTATAATGAGGTGAAGGATGCAGAGGTACTGAAGGACACCAAGGAACTCACTGACCTCAACACCGCTTTTGCTACCCTCACGAGTGCCAAAACGGAACTCATCAAGTTTCTTTCAGATATATCTAAAAGATACAATGAGACTGATACCGACGGCAAGGCTGCTATCGTCTCAGCCGTGGGAACGAAGTTCACCAACTTCCAAAGCGCATATTCTGCCTTCTATGACAAGCTGGGTTTGGCAAACGCATATATCACTAGGAAGATATATGGTGACTTGAAGCAGAATATCACAGACCTCGCAGGTTACAAGTATCTCAAGGATGCGCTCGGTCAGACTACAGATATTGACGGTGGTCTTGTAATGACAACACTCCTTGCGCTGAGAGACGGAGACGGAAACGTTCAGAGCGGTATCAACGGAGCAATAGACCCGAATAGAGGAAAGAAGAGTATCGCAACATGGTGGGGCGGTCAGATGGTGGATAAGGACTATAATAGCGGAAATCTTACCCCTGCAACCTCCCTCATCCGCTTCGATGGCTCTGGCTACCTTGCAAACGGGGCTATATGGTGGGACGTGAGCGGAAAGGTTCACGCAGACCCTACATCGTTTATCATCAGCGAAAAGAATCTTGGCGCATACCTCATCTTCTTCGAGCCGACCTGGAAGGAAGGAAGTGCAGGAACGAGCGTTGCCGACCTTGTGTCTTTGAAGCCAAACGCACCATTCTCTAAACTTGGTGTATCGGGCGATGCTACATTCGAGGGTACAATCTCCTTCCATGGCATTAAGCTCACGTATGATTCCACAAACAAGGCTATCAAGATTGATGGTAATCTCTATGCCACAGGCGGTATCACGGCATACGGAGCAGGAGCATCTACCACGGGCGGTGGTGGCGGCTTGAACGGCAGTGTGAAGAGTTATTCAAGTGCCTTGAAGCTTACATCAGAATCGCTGAGTGAGATTGCCTCTGCCTACTCCATCAAGGCTCTTGATTCTCGTATCTCCAGCCTAGAAGGTGGTAGTGCTACTGCTATTTCTGTCAGCGGTAGCGGTAATGCGGTTACGTCTGTCACCAAGAATGGTACTACTATCAGCGTAGTTAAAGGTAGTACGTTCTTAACTAGTCATCAGTCACTTGATGGTTACGTTAATGCAATATCTGTAAGTGGAAGTGGTAATGCTATCACGTCTGTATCTAAAAGCGGAAAGGGTATTACATTTACTAAAGGTGCTACATTTTTAACTTCTCACCAAAGTCTTGCTAACTATTATACCAAAAGTAGTGTAGATTCACTTCTTAGTGGTAAGTCGGCAACTAGTCATACACATAGTGTTAAGATTAACGGTGTTACTAAAACTATTGCAGCTACTGGTGGAACTGCTGTAGATTTAGGAACTTATCTTACTAGTCATCAATCTCTTAATGGGTATGCTACGCAATCTTGGGTTAAAAGTCAAGGTTATCTTACTAGTCATCAAGATGTTAGTGTTCTTACTATGGCTAATGATAGATATTATACTGCTGGTCAATGGAGTATAAATATGAGAAATTCCGATATTATTGGAGTTAATAGCATTTATACTAATGATGTATCTGAAGAGGTTACAGAAGCTATTCTATTTTGTAGAAGTAACGGTAACTATGATGGTATTCGTGCAGTAAATGGAGAGTTATATTTTAGCAACAATGTAGTTAGAACTACTGGAAAATGTAATGGTGAAGATAAAGTTTATCATACAGGTAATCTTACTAAACTTAGTCAACTTACTAATGATAAAAACTTTGTTACTGGTTCTGTAAGTGGTCAAACTATTACTATCAATGGTGTTTCTACTACTTGGCAAAATACTTGGAGAGGAATTACTGATAGTTATAGTGGAACTTCTACTGGTACAAGTCTTAGTCAAAAAGGTGCAAATAGTTTATATAATGCTTTGCATAATGGCTATGCTAGTAGTGCAGGAAATGCAGACACAGTAGATGGTTATCATGTTAATGGCAGTAATGTTGCACCCTATGGACATATACCTAGTATAGAAAACGATGGAGTAATGGAAGTAGGTAAATATATTGACTTTCATAATGATAATAGCGGTAAATATGATTTTTCTACTAGATTACAAACTACTGGTAATTATGGAAATTCAGTTTATTTGCCATCGCATAATGGTACATTAGCGTTAATTTCTGATAATGTAGCTTCTGCAACCAAACTTGCAACAGCAAGAAGTATTTGGGGTCAAAGTTTTGATGGTACTGGTAATGTTAATGGAACAATATACATAAATAATAGTGACTCTAGTAATGGAGCTATACGATTAAATAGTGATATAAGTTCTAATGCTCGTATATCAGCTATAAACGACCAAGTAATATTTAATACTGGTAATGCTATTCGTTTTGGTGAAACTGCTTGGGATTGGAATCAATGGGCTGGACTTAAATATACTCATTCTGATAAAACTATTTATCTTGGTATAGCTAATGGTTCAGTGTTTAATGCTAATAGTGCACAAAGTGATGGTACACTTAGACTTGCAGGTATTAAAACTGTAACTCCTGATAGTGGAGCTAGAATTGGAGGTAGTGGTGGTGATTTATATTTAGGTAATGCTAATAATAGTAATTGGGTGAAAGTTCAAGATATATGTAGTCATAATGGTTCTAATTATTGGTATATATATCAAAGCGGTAATGCTCATTTTAAAAATATTGATTCAGGTGATGCTACTATTAATGGTACTGCTACTATCAATGGTAATTTATTAGTTAGTGGTTTAATAGATAACAAAGGTATAATACCTGCATCTTCTGGCTTTAATGATAAAGGAACTAGTTGTTTTGTTTCAGCTGATGCTTTATGTTCTGGAATTACTGCTATTACTGATAGTATACAAGTTAATCAAGTAACTGTACAATATTCTAACGATAGCGGTAATAGTTGGACTAATTATTCTATGGGTAATGATGCTAAATTTAATCTATATGCTAGTAATGCAGGTTTATCTCAAGTTTACTTAGGTAATAATGTTATCACTGGTAATAATGATGCTGAGAAATTAGCTCAAGTAAAAAAGAACGAATTGATAGTTTTATTTTATATTTCTAATAGTTGTTATGCTCAACCTTATTTTGCTAGTGTTGATATATCGAAAGGTATTGATACTATTTGTACTGTAGAAATACTAAACAATAGTGGTGCTGTAGTTGAAACTTATACTAAACATATGACTGGATGGAATCAAATTAATTATATAAGTCTATTACATAATGGTAATGCTGGTTATGGTGTAGGAAATAACGATAGAAGATATATTAGATTTAGATTTAAACATGACCAAAAGACTACTGCTTTACGTAATACTGTAATAAATAAAATACGAATATTTGCTTTTACTAAGTATTCATTTCCTACTGATAGATTTATGGGTCATACTGGTCATATATATAATTTCGATTATAATATGAATACTTACTTCCCTAATAGTATTCTTGCTAAAGGTGGAGTTACAGCTTATCAATCTTCTGACATCCGCTTGAAGCAGGATTTGCGGAAGCTGGACTACTTCGGCATCATCAAGGCAATGGGTGGCACGTTCGGCTTTGCTTGGAAGAAGGACAATACAAGGTCTATCGGTTGGGTTGCCCAACACGTCTTGTGCAACCCTCACTTAAAGGACATCGTGGAGACGGACGATAAGGGCTACTACAAGATTAACTACTGGTCTCCTAAGCTGATTGCAACGGCATTCGGTGCTATCGAGCAGGTGGGCGATGAGGTCAGCAGGTTGAAGGCTCGAGTGGTCTTCCTCGAATCAGAGGTTCAGCGATTGAGTGGAGATAAGGAAGACTGCAACAAGAAGAGATTAGATAACAAGAATATTAATTCATTAAATTAGATTAGAAAATGGAGAATTTAAAGATTAACAAGAAGAGTGAACAGACAACAGCCACTTACACCAAGGGCGGCTATCGAGTAGAAATCACCTACAATGTTGACAAGACGGGTGGCAACATTGAGAGCATCAATATGAGTATCTATGGTGACCCAAATGGTAATTATCTCGGCAATGCCAACGCTAGCTCCAACGGCAGCAGCGAGCTGACCTACAACATCAGCGGTGTTCCTCAGAGCAAGCTCAGTGAGGTATCAGCATTGATTAAGGAGGTCAATTCCGCTATCGCCGCTAATATGGCAAGCGAGGCAGCAGAGTAAGTATTAACGCAGGGTGGCTCTTATAGAGCTGCCTTGCCTAGTGTTCAATGTAACAGTAGAGCGAGTTGTTACTAAAGAAGTTGTAACAGAATAAGGAACTGAAGTTGAATATTTAAAAAATAAAGATTATGTCTTACAATAGTGAAACTGGAATTATTAGTGCTCCTGTTAGCATTGATGATGTTAAACAAGCTCTTGGAGAGAGTAGCAATGACCTTGCTACTCTTTGTAAGAGTGAAAATATAAATATATGGAGTAAGTATAAACCTATTAGTTGTAAAGGTGATTTTAAAGAATATCCTATTAGAGAAGACTCTGATGAAATAGTAACATCTTCATATAATAAATATACTTGTGTTGTTCGTTGTGGTATGAATATACCTATGGATACTTATAAGAACTTACGTTATAATTATGGTGGAGAAGGTTTTGCAATTGAAGCATGTAAAGAACTTTATATCGATAATGTATATGGAGTTAGAGGTATTGATAAAGATGCAAGTACTAATTCGCATACTGTATATGCTTCAGGAAAACATTTTCCAAAAGGTGGTGCTAATTCTCCTTATAGATTAGGTGATTTTAGAAACTATAATAGTAAAGCAATAAGTAATATGTTCCAATCTTCTATTCCTACGTTATTTAATGTTGAAATTTATTATTCTTCAACTCCTAAATTTAATTGTGTTCTATATAAGAATACAAATGTGGATGATAATACAAATGTTACTATGGAAGATATAATTACCGATTTGTATTTAGCTTGGTCTTTTTGGATACAAATTTGTTATGATTCACCATATAATAATACTGATAAGATTTATAAAAATTATTATGTTGGTAATTGCGAAAAACCAACAGATTTTATATATGCAAGTAGAGAAATAACTTTTGATGTAGGTAATGATAAAGATGTTACTATTGTACCTTTTTTAGCATATACTCGTAATGCAACTTTATATGATAATACAAAAATAATTTTTATATCTCCTCCGGGTGCTATTAGTTTTAAATATTATCCTAGACAAATTAATATGGAAAGTATTAAAAGTGGTTCTAGTGGTTTTGTTGATTTCTCATCGTTGAGACAATTAGTTGGTGCTACTTGTATTTGTAAAGCTAGAATATATAAACTTCCTGATGCTACATTTACAGTTAATGATGGTATATTTAGAAGCGTTTGTAAGTATGGTAATAATAAGACAACATACGGAAGAGGTTATGTATCTAATAGCTCTGGTCAAGATACAGGCTCTGTAACTATTCCTAAAGGTGATAGAACAGATTATGTTGAAACATATATAAGATTTGATAATATTTATGATGGAGGTTATTATGGACAAAGATGTCAATTATCTTTTGAAATTAATATAGATGGTGGATGGAAACAAGTTCCTCCAGGAGGTAGTTATATTATGCATTAAAATGTAGATGTTCTTAATATAATAAATGTGCTAGAAACGTATTTGTGGTTTACGTTCTCACCGAGAAAGCAGACACGTTGCGACCTAGTGATTACCCAACGTGGGGAAGCTGATTAAATTCGTAAATTTTGCTCCTCCTGCATTGCTATTCGGAATTATTTTCTTAACTTTGCACTGTTAATAGGAAAGGTATTCTGCTATGGTAATCTGACGAAGAATATTGTATAACATAAAAATAAAGAAACAATTATGAAAAAGATTAAGACAATCGAGGCTGTTGCAGCCTACAGAACATTGAAGGCATTGAAGACATCATCAATGAGTGATGATGCCGCTATGCGAGTTTGGAAGAATATGAAGGCTCTGCGCCACGTAGCCGATACCTACGACAAGGATGTGGAGGAAGCACAGGAGAGCATGAAGGACGATAAGTTCGAGGAGATGCAGCGCAAGCTCCAGGAGTGCCAGCAGTTGGAGCAGAAACACGCCGATGATGGCTACGAATATAACAAGGACGATTCAGCCAAGTTTGCGGAGGTCAATGAGTACTTCTTCAATCAGAAGCAGAAGACAGAGAAGTATTTCAAGGAACTTGCCGACAAGGAGGTAGAGGTAGCCATCGAGGAAGTTGAAGAGAAAGAGATTTTCAAGGCTGCTAAGGATTGCGGCTTGAAGTTCGCTGATATGGAGACCCTTGATGTTGTGATAGGATAAACACTAATAGCGTTAGAATTTGGTAAGGAAGCCGTTCTAACGCTATTTTTGCAACCATCTACTTTCAGATTGTTACTTTAGCAAAGTTTAACTTTAAATTTTTGCTCAAAATAAATATTTTTGTGCAGAATTGTTTATTTTTGCAGCACTTTCCTTATTATTAAGAATGAGGAACTAAGAACAAATAATAAAACAAAAGGAGAAGAATTTATGACTAAAGAGGAAGAAGATGAAGTCCATCGGTTAGTTCAATCAGTCGGTGTTGTACAGTTGTCAAGAGTAATGTTTAAGGACATGGACGTTAGCGAAATGATAAACGTCATTATCCTTGCAGGTAGAGGCTACAGCGTAAAGCTACTCACTTGGTTTAAGTATTATTGTGAAGTGATGCCTCTGTTTATCATGCTTTTTCATATTGCATGCATGGTAACATTTGCGTCTCATGAAAAAGAAATGTGCGTATGGTTTAAGGAGAATTGGGTATCGGCAGCATTTATCTATTTCTCAGTTTACATCCATCCGCTTGTGCTTATACTTGCTAGCAGATTCTTTTGGCTCTGCTACAGATGGCGTATTCCGATGATAATCTACCTATTTGGGATAAATGCTATTCATATTGTATACTGGAATGTTTTTACCACCAACGAAATGGTGGAATCTAATGTTGTAATACTTGTAATGACCATTATATTTTATGTATATGGTTTTGCCGATAAGTATTACTCAGGCAAGGGCTGTCAAAGTTTAATCTCTAGATTATAATGATATGGGAAAGTTATTTGGTTATCACACCTTGGGAGTGTTATTAAAATCGTTGTCTGACTCTTGCTTTCGAGCAGACGAGCAAGAGAAGAGAGGGGAGAAGGTAACTGCTTGCGGAATGAGCAGCGATGAGATAGAAGACCTTTGTGAGAACTATCTGCCGTATGCTCTCAACCCTATGTTGAGCACCGAGGAGGTCAAGGAAAAATTGCGAGTTTCTGATGCTACCCTTAACAGAATGGTGGCTAGGGGCGATTTGCCCCATGGCGAATGCAAAAAGCGTGGGCACACCCGATATTGGAAGAAGTGGGATATTCTGCACTTCATTAAGAGTAAGAGAAAATAATAGTTGAACATGTAAGTATTCCTTACAAGTTGAGTAAGAGAGGTAAGTGGTTACCTCTCTTTTTTTATTATTTATGATACTACCTCCTATCACCTTAAATCTCTGATAATCAATCACTAAAAGAAAGTGTGATAGAGTTATATTTGCTCTCCCCTATTCTTTGTACCTTTGCATCCGTAACGTTACAATAGTGTTAGTTAATATTAAGGATAACTTAAAAAGATTGTATAATGGAAATGACAGATGCAAAGGTCGTAGAGAAGAAAATCTACGAAGAGGGGAAAAAGCATAACGATTATGCTTCTAAGGCTACAGGTAATGCTGGTCTTACCCTTGGTATCATCGGCACAGCACTCGGTGCTGGTGCTTGGTTGCTTGGCGGTAACAACCGCAGTGTGTTTGGTTCACTCGGTGGCAGCAATATGCCTGAGAACGTGAACATCAACGCCTATGGGGCTAACGCAAGTTCAAATCAGCCAACTGCCTTGCAGGTAATGGAGAAGGAATGCGATGATGAGGTGAAGTTGCTTACCTACATGTTCGGTATGAAGCTCGACACCGCTAACAAGTTCTACGCTATGCGTGAGACTGACATCGCAGAGAAGTTCTCTATGTACAAAGGTGCTACAGATGCTATCAACGCTGAGAACCGCCGTGCAATGCAGGCTGAGTTCGGTCTTTACAAGTCTCAGATTGATGCAGATTTTGGCTTGTACAAGAATCAGAGAGACCAGTACGACGCACTACAGGCTAAGTATAGCGACCTCGACAAGAAGGTAGCCGTGATGGAAGCCCTCACTCCTTACAAGGAGAAGCTTATGATGGCTTACGTTAACGAGAAGACCTGCAATTGCTTGCGTGGTCAGTTGGTACTCCCATCTACGCCAGTAATTTCGGGCTACGGCAGCTATGGCTGTAACTGCACTGCTCCTTCTACTCCCACTACAGGAGCGTAACAGAGCAGTAAGGAAGTCGGTTAGACGGACTAAGAAAAAATGAGTTGGTGAGGGGTGTTTGCCCTCGTTGGTGGATGCCCTCTCACCTCTCTATAATATATCACCAACTTTAAAGATATTGATTGTTATGATGAATTTTGGTAACAGCCCATTATTGGATATGGGCACAAGTCAGCAGCAGCCGCCAACGATGGATGCCGAGCTACAGAAGATGTACGAAGCAATACAGCAGAAACGAGCATCTATCAACATGCAAGCACAGCAGTCTCAAACCCCACTCTGGGATGAGATTGATAAGATTGAAGACAATCTTACAGGCGCACAACGTCAGTACTTGATGCAGAATCAGGAATACGTCAATAGCTTGCAATATGTGTCTAAGCTAGTGCAAGACGAGGAATTGCGCATTATACGCCCTCGTATCGAAAGCACTCAGCAAGGACAGGAAGCATTGAAGAAACATCTATCTTTGATGCAAAGACTGAGAAAAGAAGTAGCGCAAGCAGAGGAACATAAATCTGCTATGCTCAACGATTATATGACTAACCACAGCGACAAGACTTGGCAAGAGTATCTCGCTTGGTACAACAAAACAAAGAAAGGAGAAACTAAGAAATGAACGTAACAGAATTTAAAGAGAAACTGCTTGAATCGGTGGACGTTTGGGCAGATGCAAGAATAGACGATATGGTTAAGGCTAACCAGATGCTCGCCATACCATCAGTGTACATGAAACGTGCGGCGCACAATATTATATCCAAGTACAAGGATAATTGGGATAAATCGATAGACAACGCTACCCTATTTCTTGCTGATGAGAACGGAAACATAGATGCCAACACGATATTTGAAGATATGATGCAGATGCTAAAATCCGTGGAAGATTACAAATTCGATGTAGGTTTTATTCACGGACATATTGGCAAAGGAGTTGTGTCTATTGACCTGCCCGACGGAATCGCCACCGCTATTCTCTTTGGAAGCAAGCGAAGTATCAACTTCACAGAGGAGGACTTTGTAGAGTTGAAAGATTTGATAATAGGTTAAAAAATATACAAGATATGGAAACAAAAGACATTATGAGTAAGTTTGATGAGCTGTACGGAATGATGGCTTCATCAACAAACGTAAAGTACATGCACACATTTGGAGACACCATGCGCTGCATGATGAATGATATGGCAGCAAAGCACCCAGAGCTTGCGCAAGAGTATCTTGATAAGCTTTGCGCTATAAAATGGAAGAACTATCTTACCAAGAAGGAGGCTTCTGAGATTGCAAACGGTATGAATCCATCTGCAACTTGGGATATGCAGACGTGGCTCAACGCAATGACTGGTCTCGGACTTGCGACAGAGGAGAAGCCTTACTACAACGATTATGCTTTGTACGTTGCAATGAATCAGGTTGTAAGCGACCACGGATGTACAATTGCTAAGATACTCGGCAAGGAAGATGTTAAGGAGATTGATACAGAACATCTGGTGAAGTATGCCAACCACCTTGCACTCGATTTATTGAAAGACAAGGATGGTGTGTACGACATCAGAGAGTATTTCTTGAAGTAACACTAAAAACATACGGTTATGAAAAAGGTTTTTGAAAACATATTGGCAAGCAACGATATACAGGCTATTAAGAATTGTGTTGCAACAATGGCTGATTGTTGCGAAGTTGGAATGAATGACGGTGTAATGCTTGATATGATGAAGCAAGTTCAATGTGAGATTGGCGAGTGCCATTTTGATGAAGAAATGGCAGACTTACATCTTTGTCTCATTAACCAGCTCTACACAAAGGATGTGGCGAAAGACTATTGGCACGAAGTTAAGAATGATAAAATCAATCTCGAAGACTGGTGTGTCCTTTGGGGAGAAATGGTAAAACGCAATGACGAAAAGATAAAGAAATGGTTTCCTAAAATCAATGCGCTCGATTATGAACGTAAGATTTTCGATGAGTGCATTTCTTTCTTAAATAACGGAGAATTGCCGTATCATGATTTAAAAGTATAAAGTTTTTCGTTATTCTGAATGAAGTTTCGGTTTTTTTTGCTATCTTTGCATCAGAAGACCGAAACTTTATTTTTATTTATTATTCAGGATAACAGATTATGATAGATTTATTAGATTCTTCGCAGATTCGGCAGATAGGTGTTACTATATTTTCAGCTATACTTGCCTTTGCAACGCCAACGGAAGGCTTCGTTTTGGCGTTGGTTATCGCCTTTGGCTTCAATATTTTCTGCGGTATGCGAGCTGACGGCGTGAGTGTTGTACGATGCAAGAACTTTTCTGCATCGAAGTTCAAGAACGCACTTTTAGAAATGCTCTTGTATATTGTTATTGTGTATGTCATGTATGGAATCATGGTAAGTTGCAACGACAATACAGAAGCATTATTTGTGATTAAGATGCTTACGTATATATTCTGCTATGTGTATATATGCAATTCGTTTAAAAATCTCATTAAGGCATACCCTAAGAATGTTGCATTCAGAGTTATTTATTATGTTCTGAGGTTTGAGTTTGCGAAGGCATTGCCTAGCTATTGGAAACCGATTATTGACAGACTCAACAATGAGTTTGATAAAAAAGAGGAGGAAAACAAAAATGGAAGTACTAATTGATAGAGCTTGGAAAAAGGATGGCTATACTATTAGCCGTCTGTACGTGAATGGCAAATTGTTCGGATGCAATACTCTTGAAGATACAGACAGAGGATTGAACCAAAGTATGGATTTGGACGAAATCAAGAAGAAAAAGGTATATGGGCAGACTGCAATTCCAAGCGGCAGCTATGAATGTGTATATACCTATTCTAACAGATTCAAGAAAATGCTGCCATTACTTCTGAATGTCAAAGGATTTGAAGGAATACGCATACATAGCGGTAACTCTGCAAAAGATACTGAGGGGTGTATTCTTATCGGTAAAAACGATAAGAAAGGATGGGTTAGCGATTCTCGATTTTGGACAAACAAGCTCATTCAGACCATGAAGACAGCTTGGGATAAAAAGGAAAAAGTAACGATTGTAATTCAGTAAGCTTACGAAACTGATTGATAAGATAACAAGAGTTGTAATTGCTATTGCAGTAGCAATGCTGATTCTATCAATGTTCTGTAGATGTACTACTACAAAGTACGTTCCTATTACAGAATACAGAGATAGGGTCGTAGTAAAGACGGATTCTTTGTTGAAGACTGATTCCGTCTATGTGCATGATAGTGTATCTGTTTATATTAGAGGTGATACAGTCTTCAAGGACAAGTACCATCTTCAATATAAAGACAGATATATTGTAAGAAACAAATCAGATACCTTGATTGTGCGAGATTCGATTCCATATAAAGTTGAGGTTGGCAAGCAACTATCAAAGACAGATAAAGCTTTCTTGAATATAGGTAAGATAGCATCAGTTTGTCTTTTTATAGGTATTCTCGCATTTTTAGGTTGGATATACTGGAAATTAAAGTTACACAAACGTTCTTAGTTTTTTCTAATGTTTTTATTTGGTTATTAGTTGATACAAAAAAAGGGGTGACCGCACGCGATGTGTAGCCACCCCTAAACATATAGATAATGCACAGAAATTATTCGTCAGCCAGAATAAAAGAGATTCCATACTTTTCAGTATAGTAATTCTCGTTTTTCACACGTCTTGTTTGCGAATCGTAATATAATTCAGTTTTGTCAACAGTTTCATAGAAATAACCATACTTTTGTCTAAGATGATACATTGCATTTTGTATGCGCTTTGGAGTGATACGAACTTTATATTTTGTATTTTGTTCTAGACCGCTTCTTACACGCCACGATTCCATCTTTCTTGTATGAGTAATCTTCTTACTCAGTTTAGAATAATCGTATGATTTTCTACCAGAAGACCTTCGTTGTCTTACGTATTCATCTATTCTTTTCTGTGTTTCTTCGGTGTGCCTAAGATGATTCTTTGCAGCACACCGAATTATAGTAGTCTTGGCAAATCCTGTAATATCTGCTATTTCCCTTGAAGACATCGTGGGATATAACTCAATTACTCTCTCTGTAAGACCTTTTACTTTAGAGTACCATACCATTCTTATCAGAAGAGCCGTAGCCGTTATCACCACGCTCTGTTTCGTTTAATTTGTCCGTCTCTACAAACATGATGTTGTTACAAGTTTCAAGGTGAAATTGTACCACTTTGTCTCCAACCTTATATCGCGGCATTTTTGGAAATACGTGATAGAAGACAGCAGAAATCTCTCCTGTATAATTGTCTATTGTACCAATACCATTACTAAGAATCATTCCTGTATTACATATAGAGGAACGTGAACGAAACGTAAAACATCTTGAAATGTCAACAGGTTTCTTTTGGTCTTCAATCTGTAAAGCGAATCCTAGACCATACTTCCATACATTAGGGTAAATCTCTATCTCTGATACAGCATAGCAGTCGTAGCAGAAATCATCATCGTGCGCCTTAGTTGGCATAATAGCATTCTCGTCCGTTTTCTTAAACAAGACTGGTTCACCAACAACTTCGGTAAATCGGTTCATTATTACACCTCCAATATTAACTTTACCGTAGAAAATATCGGCAGGGCGCGTCCAAATCTTGTGTTCACCATAGAGTGCCATATAAACTACTTCCTTTTGGTGAGTCTCACTATTAGTGACCTCAGTAATAAATCTGTAATAACCTCCTTTAAAATGTCTGTAAATCTTTTCCATTTTAATATTTAAAGTTTAAAATTCATGTTTCTTGCAAACCTTATCACAAGATGTTTCGCAATCTTTTTTGTAGCACCATCCATTGCCTAAGATGTCTTCGCATCCCATCCAAAGACAGTTACCACAACATTTTTCTTCTTTTTCCATATTACTGATGTTTTATCACTTCCAAATACTTCAACTTTGCGAATCGATACGAGTGATACATTCCACAAAGATTTTTTATTTTAGAAGTGAAACAACTAATACAACCCGTATAATCATTAAATCCTAAGATGATATACTTTTCTTCTATATACCCTGCAACGTATGCGCCAATGTCCTTACCTTTATAAAGAACAGGCTCTCCACAATGCGCATTAAAAAATTCTTTATTTGTCATACGCTATTTGAATTTAACGATAAAAAACTCGGTATCAAGCCACTTGTCGGGGCATAAGCCCTTTTTCGGCTTACCAATACTGATACTATCAATCTCCTTTTCTATTCGTGGACTATCCTTGCGATAGCCGTTGATGAAGAGGACATGAGTATATTGTTTTGCGATAAAATGGTTACAACGTATCATCAGTTTTAGATAATCAATATCTCCGTTTATCTTTTTATCCATCAAATACTTCGTAGGATTTTTTGCAAAAACATCATAAAGTCGAACTGTCCAGTAACCCTTAATCGTCCGATATTCTTCTTTCTTTTCGCCAGCCACAATCATATCGAACCATTGCTTGCTGACGGTGAGGGTCAATACTTTCTTTTTCATTTATTCTTTCCTTTTAATCGTTGTTTCGCAGCATTTACACAGTCGCTCAGTGAACAGTTTAATAATTCTACACTTCTTCTAATTTCTTTAGCTTGAAAAGGAGTAATACGAACAGACTTTTCTAATCTGTTCTTTAAATTATTAGATTCCCATTTTACAAGTTTTCTTGAAGATTGTGTAATACGACTATCCAACTTGTCTGCTTTTACAAACTTGTTAAGCCAATAAGGGGACGTTTTATTTATAGCCCTATTCCATATCTTCTTTGCCAACCTAATCTTCATACACTAACTAACTTTCCAATCAAATGATGGTCGTGCTTATCGAAAGCAATTCCATACTTGAACATTTCTTCAAAAAGCATAAGACGCTCCTCGTTGGTAGCCAACCGAGTAAATTTCTTTTTATCCTCGGTCATTGTGAAATGAGAGCCTACCATTAAATTCTTATATTCCTTATGGAGATAAAGATAGCAGAACAGATTGTGATACTCTGGTCTCCAACACTTACATAACACAATCCAATAATTATCTATCACAGATATATTGCCTTCGGCAACAATATCTTCAAACATATTCTTTTCCATACACTATTACTTTAACCATTTACAATTTTTCTTTTCCCATTCATCAAAAGAAAGAGTTTCATTTACCTTGCCTAATAATCTCATGTGTTGATAGTAGCTATTGTAAGCATCAATCTTCGCTTTATATATTACTCCAAATGTTCCCTTCATATCTTCTATCTTTTTAAGTCTTATACGCTACTTCTTTTTGTCTAACCATTCCATTACGTAACGATAGGCATCATTTTTGTAACCTCTCATAAGATACTCTAAATTGCTTCTATCTTTGAGATAATCAGACAAATCACCTCTCCAATAACCATACAGATTATCGAGTAAAACACTTGACATTTCATTGATACAACGCTTGATAAGCTTCTGTTGCTCAACATTCTTGTTGTAGTGAAAGAGTGAACACGATGCTCTTTTGAGCCATTTCCACCACTTTGATGTGAACTTCTTTACTTCTATCCTTTTGGGAAGTTCCTCTCTTTTTGTGTGCATATCAATGAGCTTGTTATACTCTTCTATGCTAATTGTTATTTGTCTTTCCACACGCTACTTCTTTTTATCGAATTTATTGCCAATTCTTTCTATTCTACAAATTTTTATAACATAGTGAAGCAAATAAGAATGTTTATTCTCGCTGACTACCATAAAAGCACAGTTACCTTCCGACCAAATCACTTCGGCAGTATCGGGAAACCTTACAAAATGTATTAGGTCGTGTTCAAACAATTCTTTACCTTCACAATCTGTCAATCCTGTGAACATACAGACGGTAGAAGGGTCTACCTGATAAGTGAGATTTCTGTTTAACTTACTTTCTTTCTGACGATTCTCGATGATGTATGTATTATCATTCTCCTCGTAGAAATATCCGCAAACCCATCCTTTTCCGTCAAGACGTTTAGCCTTGAACTTGATATCTTCTGTTTTCATACGCTATAATTCTTCTTTTTCAAATTCACTCTTTGGAACACGATAACAAACTTCTGCACCATAAGAACGTTTTACGCCTTTTAAGGGCATTAACTTTTCTAGAATATTATGTACCTTAGTGCCTTTTCTAACACTAATAGATATATAATCATATCCATAATTTGCTAGTAATGGCGAGTTGTTTGCCATATACACCTTGCCATTTTTACCAAGATTACTATGATTTCTTGCAGGCTGGTAGTACAGCCCGCTAGCCTTATGCTTGATTCTGTAAGGTTTTGCCATAACTACTTACTTTTAAGTTCTTCAATTCTTTTATCACAATTCTTTATCATTCGTCTGAAGAAATTTTTTCTCTTCTCCATGACGAAGATTCGGTCGTACTTACCAACATAATAATCTCCTGACAAGAGGTCATCAATGTGTATTCGTACAACGTCTTGCGTCCAGTTATCTATAAAAAGATAATAGGTTTCACGATTAGGGTGTACCATAAGGTACTCGTAGAAGTGGAAATTATCATTTTTAATAAATGTCACTCCGCAACCTTTTGTTAACTGACTTATGTCTTTTAATACTTCCATACCTATTTCTCCTTTGCTTTAACATTATACACTCCATCAATGACCTCCACTTCATAACAATCGGGACAATAGTGTTTGCCATCTATCATTTCCCAATCAGAGTAGTCACCAATATCAACTTCTTTGTTACTGAATAGTGCAGAGCAAGTATCTGTACCTCCAAATACTTCTCCGCATCTATCGCAAACAATCTGATACATTGTAATCGGTCTATACATAAGCTATTCTTCTTTAAGTTCAACTGGTTCATCTTGCCAAGACAACTCTCTTCCAATGAGCTTCTTGATTGAGCCTTTAGGTAAATCAATACCTTCTTCTGCATATATTATAAAACCTACGTCATCAATATCATCAGCATTTGCATACCATAACTTACTTGATTGTTGACGTATTAGATGTTCTCTATAGAAGGAAACGTACTTTTGAGTACGTCCTCTTAATGGTTCTTCACAAAAAATATGTTCACCATTTTCATCTACACATAACCATGCCATAACTATATCTTTTTAAGTCTTTATTGCCTTCAAATTTCTTTCACCTCCATCCCAGAAGCATGAACGTCTAAGATAGAAAGGTTGACCTTTAAGCCAAGGGAACTTATCATAAAAAGCCTTCCATTTAGCCTTTCCTGCTTTCAAAGAAGGTACTTCAATACAGCTTCTAGCATAGCAGCTACCAAAGACTAATGTATTATCACAAACGTTTTTATCCATACTATTCCTCCACTTTCACGCCAAATGGAGTACCATCAGCAAATAACAAATTCTTAAAGCAACTTTCAAATGTCTCATCTTCATATCCCCCGAAGTCACAGCCATCAGTAATTAAGCATGTGAATGCACGATGTGTTTGATAATTAGCAAAGTACTTATCTTTAACAATACCAAACGGCTGATGCTTTTTCATTTCCTGCCAGCACTCTTCTGCGTTCTTAAATGGGCGGTACTTTGGTTCTGGCTTGATACGGTATTCTATATTATCCCAGTACCCTATTTCTTTCATTTCCGTCCAATCATTCGGAACATCTGTACCTTTTACGGTACTCGGTTTTGTCCTACACTCAATCACTCTTCCTTCTGCAAAAGCTTGCAAGAAAGGATAAAATTCTTTAGCTTGATTTCTGTCCATAATCAATCATCTAATTTCTTGATTAATAAATTACTTTTCTTATTAAATGGTTTATAACCACTACGGAGATACCAATCTATAACAAATCTATCAGATTCATCTTTAACAAATTCTAGTCCGATTGTCTTCACTCCATTCAACTTAGCTTGTTGCTCTGCGAGTTGTAATAGGTGTTTTGCGACACCATTTCTTCTATGAACAACATTCACCCAAAGTGCATATATTAGAGCATCAGCTTTGCCGAAAATATCACTAACATATAATGGAATGGATATTTGAACAGAACCAAGATTTTCTTCATCAGTTATTAAAATTCTGATTTCATCCTTCCATGTCTGCTTTTGTATCATAAATCCTCCAACTCTTTAAGTGCATCATGCAAATTGATAATCGCTTTTTCAAGTTCTTTCTGTCTGCCTTCTATTACCTTTGTTTTTTCATCAAAGATAGAAGAACACGCATATACAGAAGCTACTTGCATTGTAGCATATTGTATTTTCTCGATAGCTTTTTCTTTGCTCATTGCTTATCCTCCACAATAAAATGTTTTTTAATATGTTTCTCTGCTTTTAACCTAGACTTGAACTTATGTTCTTTAACCATCCAGCAAGGATGATTGTAATCTATGTATTCAATAATATAAGCTTTTCTGCTTACCTTTATTATCTTATACTCGTTACAATAGGTTCGATATTCAAATCTAATTATAGTCTCTTCTTTTTACCCTCTCCCTGTTACCAAGGATAGGATGATAATTAGTAATTTGTAATATGCTTTGCATCCATTATTTTTCGCATAAGGATGTCTATTTCTTTATCTGATGCTATATGGTCTATTGGATAGCGCATAAAGTTTCCCCAATCACTTTGCTTTTGAATATCGCCGTTGGAATCCATACCAATCAAACATCCATATCCATCACCATTTATATAACCATCATGGATAAATATATTTCCATCACTTGTTACAAGAAATTCTCCTCTTTTAAATTCACTCCTTTTTAACATATTCTCTTCTTTTTACCCTCTCCCTGTTGCAGGAGAGGGTGGTTAGTTGCTAAAGCTCATCAAACTCTTTTTGAATACTATCAAAAGATTTTTGAACAGCCTTTTTAATATCCTTAGATAATTCGGGATTTATAGCATCAATTTCTTTCAGAACATACGACATATCATTGTAGTTGCAGCCATTAGAATAGTTGCAATACAAATTAATAGTTTCTTTGTGTGCTGTAAGAAAGTGATTTAATTTGTCTGCTCTTTCAAATACCTTTTTATCCATATTACTATCTGATTAATCAATCTTCTTGATACTATCAATTTCCATACTCCATAGTACAAACTCTCTATTGGAGCGAGTGCCATCTTTCTTAGCAGGGTTGATTCTTACATCAATCTCGCCAGTATAACCTTTATAACCTTTCATTGGAATAATGTTTGAAATCCAACAAACATCACATCTGGAGCAGCTAACTTTGTCTCCAACTTTGTATGGAAGACTTTCGATGTAATCATTTACGTAAGAGCAAATCTCATTGTTAGCATCATCGATAATGCTTAGTTGCTTGGCAACCTTTACTTTTAATTCTTCTTTTGTCATATCTTTAAAATTATGTCCGTAGGCGGTTAACCTACAATTTATTAAATTCCTCTTTAAATTTTACAGCCCACCCATCAATAAATTCTTCAAGAGAATCTGCAAAATCATTTTCATAAAACATAGCGTTTGCAAAAGAATCTCCAATTTCTTTTATTGCTTTCTTGTCAAGCGTGCCAACAGAAACAGCTTTTTTTAATCTTTCAAAAGCTGGGAGTGTTTCTTCTTGTAACTGTTTTGCTCTTTTATAATCTTCATATTCCATACGCTTTACTTTTTATGATGATTATACTTATCACAACACCAAGTGAATTGACAAACCCAGCACTTTGAGCCGTCACACTTATCGTTATGCAATTTATACTTATCCATACGCTTTACTTCATTAAACTAAGTTCTTTCTAGCCCAAGCTTCTGCCTTTGGCTTAGTCTTGAACTGTTTGTTTTTTACTTCATGCCAAACTCCATAAGGAACGGTCTTATATTCGATGAGAAACAAACCTTTCTCAATTTTGACTATTCTATATTCAAAATACATACGCTTATATTTTTAAATTGCTATCTAATTGCAAGCCAAAAAGAATATGTTGGAGTTCATCTACACATTTTATCATAACAGTATCGTCTTTTCCGTCATTGAAAGATACTCCGATAATTCCCAAGAAATTATTATATCGCAAAGTGAAAGGGTATTCTTGGTGTTTATACCACCTATGCCCAAAACATTCTCCTTCAGAGCGATAACATGTCCATCCATTCTTTTTAAGAAACTCTTCCCAAATATGAACGTGCATAATATCATTTTGACAAATTTTGCCCAAGCTTTGCCCATCAATAACTTTCAAGTCGTAAGAATAATCTATATTGAACGGATAGATGCTACAGACAATACAAATAAATCCGTGACTATAAACTATATCACCCACCATATAACGAGGTGGTTTCCTAAATTCTTTCTGTGCCATACGCTTTACTTTTCTAAAGATGAATATATCCATTTACTTCACACAGAACCCTTTCTAGCAGGTTCTTTAGAATATTCAATTCATCATTTGAATATGTAGCTATAGGATAACCATCAAGGGTAGTTTCGCCAAAGTAGCTACGACTTATCTTTAATGAGTGTTTATTCTTTTTCATTTTTCTTTGCCTTTTACAATATTGTACACTTGTTTTAACTCATCTGTTGATAAGCGTTTGAAATCAAAAGAACTGATAGCGTAGACGAGATTATTACGAAGATTCTCTTCTTTAATATCTGATATTTCCTTTTCTGTAGGAACAGATATACTTTTCCTATTCCAGCTATCGCCACCATATTGCCAGCCAGAATCTCTCCTAAATCTAGTGTTATTAGCAATAATTTGAGTCTTTGTCACTTTATCAACCTTGGCGATACGTCTATAATACCTACTTATAACTAGAACATCATCACCAGCCACCAAATCTTTAAGCTCTTTCATTGCTTCCTCCTTTCTTTTTAGGAACGTACTCATCTAACTCATCGTCAAACTCATAGCAATCTGGGCAGTAGTGTTTATTGCCTATCTCTGCCCATTCGCTTTCCATTGCTTGCTCTTTTGCAGTTCCTTCGTCCAACCAAGCCACAATGCCATTAAACTCATCAATGAAGGTCTTTCCACATCTGTCACAAACGACAGAGTACATAGTAACTGTCTTAATCATGGTTGCCTCCTTTCTTGATTAAATCAAGTAAGTCTTCCACGAATGCCAAATCAGTAAAAGTATATTCTATAACTCTAACTTCCTGCTTTCCTTGATATGTGTAGCAAGCAGTTTCATTTAACATAGCGTTCATATTACTATTAACTTTTGAGAATGCGAGAATCTTACCATTATCATTTCGAGGAACTTCGCTAGCAAGGTGAAGCAATCCCTTTAAAGCTCGATTATACCCACGTCTAAAACCATACTCGAAGAAGCATCTATCATTATCCGATAATCTATCGTAGTATTCTTCATCGTCAAGTCGTGCAGTTTCTTCTATTTTCTTATCTATCATATTTTTAAAGTTTTATAATGACCTCCACGACCAGTATTGTGCTGGGGCTAAGAAGGTATATGGGCATAAAGCCTTAACTTACTTTCGCTCATTCTGTGTCGTGGAAGTTATATTTTATTTAGATTTTTTTGTACCTAAAAGATGCTCGTTGCCTTTATAAGGAATACACTCTGCGTATATTTCGCCTCCTATTGCATGATAGAAGTCACGTTGTTCACCACTTGATGATACACGATGTTCTGTATAAGCATATTGGCACAATTCCCACCCTCTATTGTTGTATTGCCCTATGTATTTCATCAAACACAAGTCCATAGGCTTAAACTCGCACTTTGTCTTCAAATCCACAACCTGTTTCTTCTTAGCATCCCAAGCTTTGCCCTTCTTCGCTAGAGCATCAAAGAGTATCAGTTTCTCTTCTTCTGTAGCAAGGTGAATATTGCGGTCTCTTATTTTCGTATCAAGTACATCGAAACAAAAATCATTATTATTTATATTGTAAAAAATATAAGAGTTTGCACAACTTTCACCTGTATTAAAATCCCCCTTTAATATGAAAATACATTTAGAATAACACAAAGAAGGAACAGCATCCGTTACTACAACATCCCCATCCTTGAACTCAGTCTGCTTTTCAATTTCCAAAGTTTCAATGTTTAACTTACCGCCACATCTATTCTCAATCTCTCTTATATAACCATAGGCAGTATTGTTATCTAACTTGCTATACTTAGCCGTTTCTGCATTTGGCATGCCATCAAAATAACATCCGTTGAACCTTGTATAGTCATCAGATGCCCATTCTTTGAAGATGCACACAAATCCACAATCACTAATAAGTACATCGCCCCTCTTCCATGCGAACTTAGACCAGTCTCGCATTTCCTTTGATGGAAAAACAATACATTCTCCGTCATCATACAAGTTGCCATTTTTATCAAAAGTACCTTCTCCACCAATCATAAAGCCAGACTTCGAACTATAGAAAGATACTTTAAAAATTTTATCGTCTGCTTCTTTCAACTCACATTTTCCACAAGCGGAAGAATACAGCTTAGTTCCTCGCGGCTTATCCTTTAGGATTTTCGCTATGTTTATCTTTTCTTTCATAACCATAAACTTGCTTTATAAAGATTAAACCATACCTTATTACTCTGTTTACTCTTGTAAACATTACCTTCAAGGTCGAAATAAACACGTTTCTTTTGATTGAACTTCTTCATCATTGGCTGATTATCCTTGTATGTCGTTACATCATACTCAATCAATGAAGAACCACGTTCATTCTTTGTTGGAGGATAACCTGATTCAGGTATGAAACGTACCTCAAATTCTTTATTCCCAATTTCAAAATTTGCTGTAGCCATATTACTTTATTCTTTTGAATTGAACATTCTTTCCGTCTTTACGCTCATTTGATGCGCACTTGATTCGATTACACGTTTCTATATTGATAATGTTTGCAATTTCATCAAAGAAGCAACCAGTACAATCAGCTTCCTTGGTCTCAACAACCTTTAACACGACTTCTGCGCCAATAGGTAAATCTTCCATAATTAAACCTCATCATTGTATTTATAGACAAGCCCGACAACTAAATTGACAAGTTCGTGATTTGTCATAGCTCTAGAGTCTGTATTACCAAGTCTCAGCTCATCAATGATACGTTCTGCAACCTTCTTGATGTGTCCCATCTTTGACAGAGGGAAACGCTCAATGTCGGCAGCCTTGTCAAGGTGGAAACTCTCACGAAGGTAATCTGCACGAATAATGTTAGTTATTGAAGACTGTCGAGTAACTACCCATACACCCTCTTCTATGGAATCATACAAGAGCATATTCGTAGGTTCATACTTTCCATTTATCTTTCTATAGAAAGTCTTCGATATATCAAGGTCAGGAATCTTGTATTCCTGATAGCGACCTTTACTGTTCTTTGTGTACAGCGTTGGAATCTTTTTCATTTTTCTTACGTTTTAAGTTAGCTATTCTAGTTTCTCTAAGGTATTCCTCAGATTTCTTCAACCCGAGTTTCTTAGCTTTCTTAGCGACTGCGTAAACGCTTCTGCCAACTATTCTAGCAATATCTTTGTTAGAGGAGTCTGGGTAACCTGTTTTTAATGCTCTTAATTGAGCTTCATTCCAAGGAGTGCCAGTGTTATCTTGTGCGTCTTCTCCATCTACGATAATTCCGTTTATATCAAGATTAAGACCACTGAATATACAAGCATTCGCGAGTGCTTTTTCTGCGCGTTTATAATCAAGCACCTTTTTACCGATGATTTCGAATCCGAGAGAGAGTTTGTCAGGGCACTCTGAAAACACTTTCTTATCTACAGATTCAGGATATATAGCTTCCACTGCATTACGCATACGAGAATGAACACCCTTAATTGGGATAATAAAGTATTCGGCTATATTTGTTGCCCAAGAACCATTATATTCATCCATTGTCTTTTTAAATGCAGAAACAGAAGATTCAAGCATTCCGCTCAATATTCCAGACATAACAGTCATCGTGTACATCTTATGCCTTTCGATATGATACTTTGAAAATTGGTTATCTAACGCATAATAACATTTCCTTACATCATCTTGTAGATTGAACTTGATGATAAAAGTAAGCTTATCCCATATCTCAGACATGCCGTCAGCTTTCATTCGTTCTTTGAATAAGTCAATCAGTTCATCTGAAAATTCCTTCGCTTCTGTCATTCTTCTCTTTACGTCAAACTTAAATAGCTTTTCATCTTCCGATACCAGTTTAAATGTTTCATCTATGTTAGACTTGACAATTTTAGCAAAGCCGCCAACCATCGAGTAGAAAAGCATGTAGAGTTTGCTTATCTGTTCTTTTGATGGAACTGCAAGAGGAACACTTGCGAGTACACACGAATCATTTGGAGTCCAATTTGTCTGCATACTATTTAAGAAAGACTTTAAACACACCACCTATTGCATTATCAATACTAATGCCTTCTGTTAGAAAATCACTTTTGAGAATATCATCAATAGAGTAACTCCAATCGCAACGACCTGTAAGACCACCCCAAGGGCGAAATGTCTTAAAACCAGATGATACATTATTGGCTGTATCGTAACTGTACACATATTTATTATAACGTATAGCAACACTTTTGTCGTGCTTAGATAAACCGTCCAAAGGAATCCTATAAACGTAATATTTTAGAGTCAACGTAATTCTATCATCGGTTGCATCAATGTCAAAGTCGCTACGACACTCGCCAAATTTATCATTGGTAACATGTACGTTTCCATACATATCTTCTATCGCATTCATCTTTTTTACCGCTAATCTTTTCATTAGGCTTTCTGTAATACCTCTTTGTTTTCTAGCCTCAACAAACGATTTAAGAAGTTCTTGTTGCAGCAGTCCGCATTCTGTAGTTACTTGTGCAGACAAATTATTGATTACCATTCCGTCCATATTACTTTGATTTTAAGTTTCCGTATGCAGCATAGAAGCTGTCAAGCTGCTGCGTTGCGTGTACTAGCTTCTGATTGTAGCTATCTCGCTCTGCCCTAGCCTTATAGATAAAGACGAAGCTAACGATGAATGATATTACTACCGTTACCACGATGAACAACCAAGGCAGCTTGTGTACTGCCTTGTTGATTGCTCGTCCTATGTTTCTTATGATAACCCAAGAATAAACTCCGATGAACACTACCGCCTGTTTTGTGGTTGCGTTCTCAATACGTTCTTTCTGCGTCATTTTGAAATATTTTTTGTTAATGATTATATGTGACAATCATACATCGTTAGAAGAGTGTCAGGAGGAAGTGATGCAAGAAGTTGTTTCACTTCTTTGCTCCATGCATCTTTGTCTTTTTCGTCTGATACCACGGCAAACCAACCCATTTTTCCACGCTCATACCATTTCCCATCCTTAACAACAGCGAATACTGATATTTCTTCTACATTGGATATATCCTTAATGCGAGCTTGGTCGCAACGACCTTCTGCCTTTAATTTTTTGAAATAGTTAATGCCTTCTCTTGAATAGAATGTAGGAGCAAATTCTGGATAGAATAATGGAGCATCCATTGATATATCCTTTAATTGAAGTCTTCCAGCATATCTGCCTCCCATTTGATACCAATCCCATTTGGCATCATTATTATAGGTGCGCCAAACGCTGCCGTCCTCATGTATCTCAATATCCTCGCTTCCTTCATCTATATCCATACGATAATATTTCACGGCATCCTCATACATCTGTTCGTCCGTCCAGTTAAGATACTTTGGAAATTCGTTCTCGATATAATCTGCATGTTCCTTGCAACAGTTGGCAAGATATGCATCTTTATCTTGTAGGAACACATCATAGTAATTCTTTTTGTATTCCTCAATCTCCTTACGTTTTTCACTAATAAGCTGCTCTTTAGTCATGTATAAATGCATAGGCAGCTCTAGATTTTCATCATACTTGGCGAGTTGTTTCTCTGGCTCATCGCCAATTACCAATGTTAAAAAATGACTCATATTTATCTATATATTAATTCGTTTTCAATTCTAGAATTTACTTGGTTCGGTTGCACCAGTTATCGGTAGATTTCCAATAACCAGCTAACCATATTTCTTTCTTGGATGCGTCAGGATGCTCACTGAGCCATTCCTCTGCCATTTTACTTACGTCTGCCATTTTGGTCTCGTTTTGATTCTTTTTCAAGTTTTCTCTTTAGCTTTTCAAGAGGTGATTTTTCAATATCGACACCATTTAAGCGGCAATGTTCTTCGTATGATATTGCATTTCTTCTAGATTCCTCATCTTCTTTCTTTTGTTTCTCAGCTAACTTCTGAGAATCAATTTCAGCTCTCTTTTCATAGATTTTACACATGTATTTTTCGAGAGCAATAAAAAGTTTTTGAGGATTCACTGTCTTCCCTACATAGATTTCGCCATACTCACCCATAGAAAACTCGTAGAAGAATCTAGTAAGTTCACTAGGCGTAAGGTGATAGTATTCTTGTCTGATACGTTGCGCCATCGCCTTGAACTGGTAAGGAGTAGTCGAATCAATAGCACCAATAACCATAAACAAGTCAATGAGCATCATCTTAATCCAAAACTCGCTTGCACCCTCTTTGAAGTACTTATCAATACTAACAAACGACATACCGCCTCTAGCTACAGAATCATATACAGATGTGATTGCATCTGTCCGATTTTGCAGAGTAGGATATTTGTCTAAGAATAGCGCATATTGTTTGCCATATTTTGCTACCGCTTGGCTACATTCAGTCGGCAAGGATTGAACTAATTTTGTTGAAAGTTCGTTGCTGTTGTTCATAACTATTCACACCATTATTTTTAGGAGCAAACAACCCTGTATAGTTGTTGCCCATGGAATACTCAACGATAACCTTTGCGTATTCGGGATTTCCGTTTGATAACTGTAGAAGTTTCTTTTTAAGAGCTTCTAACCCACGTGGCTTGTAAGTCTGACGTTTTTCTTTCTTGTATGCAAGCCACATATCAAGAGCTTCTTTGCAAGGATAATATTCTTCTTGTTTTTGCTCTGTAGTAATCTCGAAATCCGACAAATCGTTTCCTAACGAGAATGCAGCACCCATACAAAATATTCTCTGTTTCTCTGCGTCATTAGGAAACAATTCGCTAGACTTCTGACGTATGTTAGTTGGTAACATCATAAGCTATTGTATGTATTTTTGTTGCCTTTCTATATCATGCTGAATATGCAGTAGCGCGATATATTCATCAGAATCGGGAAAATCAAATCCAGCCTCTTCTTTTGCCCACAATTTGAAATCAGAAATTGATTTACTCATTTCGTCTTTCGTAAGGTCAGCAGAAGAACGAAGATACTTATAGCATTCTCCTGTAAATTTATCAATCCCTTCTCTTAGGAATATATCTTTGTTCACTACCAGTTTATAGTAATGTGTCTTAACTTCGTCTAGAGTGTAGCCGTATTGAAGAGCAAATGCTGATAGAAGTAAATGAAGGTAGGCATTCTGATTTAAGGAACGCCCACGCTTCTCTTTCAGTTCTACCATAGCACCTTTGGTTTCCAACTCGGTTACTTTTGCTCTAAACTTTTCTAGCTCAAACACATTTTTTAGATTGAACCACATAAGCGTTGAATGCTCGTTTGATTAACTCTACGCTAGAATGGTAAATCATCAGGGTCAGATGATGGAACATCAGATTGTGGCTGCTGCGGTTGTGCAGGTGGAGTGTAAGGTGCAGATGGTTGTGCTACCCCTGCTGGTGCTTGTGCAGTAGCTTGTTGTGACACCTTAGTAACATTCCAAGCACGAATCTGATTAAAATATCTGCCCTGATATTCATGTGCATCAATATCAAAGCTAACGTTAATAACCTCACCGAACTGAATACCAAAACTAGCAATTCTATCCGCTCCAAAAACATCAAAAGCCATCTTCTTAGGATATTGCTCTTGTGTTTCTATTACATAGGTCTGCAATTTCCACTCACATCTTGCAGATACGCCGCTTCTTTCAGGTAAAACGGCAATAACTTTTCCTTGAATTTCCATTATTTTTTATTTAAAGAATTTTGTAAAACCAAATCAGCCAACTCATCAAAGTAGGCAACATCCTTAATAGCGGAATCTTGTTCACCAGTAACCTTTGATGCTATAGAACCTTTCTTCATAATCAAGCTATAAAGATAACTGTCAATAGTATCAATTCCCATCAGAATCCACGATGTAACAGCATTTTTCTGTCCGTTACGATAAGCACGGCATTCACACTGAGATAAGTCTGCCATCGTCCAAGGTAGCTCCGTGAATACGACATTTGATGAAGCCGTAAGAGTTAGTCCTACGCCAGCAGCCTTAATGGAACAGATGATTATTCTCTTTTTCTTAGCTTGGAAAGAGTCAATAGCCCATTGTTTCTGCTGCTGATTATCAGAGCCTGTAACGGAACATACCTCATTAGGAAACTCCTTTTTGATTGCATCAACAACATCACGATGTTCTGCAAACACAATTATCTGTTCTTCCGTATCATGTAGAAACTCGATTGTTGCTTTCATCTTTCCCTTTCCAGATATAGAACGAAGATTCATAAATTTAACTAATGCCTTCATTCGTAGCTTTTTTCTAGCTTCATCCTCAGAGCAATTCTTATATTCAAGAAGGAATGTAAGCAAGTCTTTTTGGCAAGTATCATACTCTTCTTGTGTTTCAGAATCAAGAGCAACACTAATTGTTGTTCTTGTTAGTTCAGGCAAATCTTTGAGCACATCTTTCTTTTCCCTACGGAAGTAACATGTTTCGTGAATCTTTTGATTAAGCTCTTCGAGATTCTCGTTTTCTCCATATCTATTACAGAACTCGCCATATCCGCCAAATTCATCAATTCTACCAAGAATAGCCAACTGACAAGCCATATCAGTAGCATGGTTAACCACAGGCGTACCAGTCAGCTCGTAGATATATTCCTTGCCTTGACAAATACCCATTATTATTTTTGACTGCCTTGTCGTTGGGTCTTTAACTCTTGCAGACTCATCAATAATGACCGATTTCAGAATATCGACCTCATTCCTAAAAATGAAATTTTTAAGCTTTAACGGCTTTTCTCCGAGTGATACAACGAAATATTTAGCAAGAGACTCGTAATTGCATATAACCACATCATACAAATCCATCTTAGTAAGATGATAGCCGTATGTTGCGTTTACAGAATCCGTAAGGATAAGCGGACGAAGATTTGTGAATTTCTTGATTTCACGTTCCCAATTGACTTTGAGGGCAGCAGGGCAAATAACCAAGCAAGGAGTCGCTTTTGCACGTTCAATGGCAACGATAGATTGAACCGTCTTGCCAGTTCCCATATCGTCACCATTTATGCAACGTTTCATAGCAAGTTCCATGCGTACACCCTCTTCTTGATAATCGTATAATTTTGGTTTATCTGACATAATGATAATTATAATAAACACCACATTCTGAAAGCCCATTCAAGAGCCTTCTCTCTACCACGCAAATACAACTCGTCACCACGTTCAATCTTTTTGTAGAATACTTTCTTCTTAGTCTTTGAAACTGCAAAGATAAAGTCTTGATTTCCATATCTAGGGTCAATGCTGTGCGTCAAGTCCATATACCATGCACGGCTTCTATCCCAGTCCACGAAATCAATCTGCGCTTCAAATTGTTCTTGTGACGTAGCTGCGGTAGTCTTCAAGTCACCGCCAAACTCGCCAAGCCACCAGTCGAACTTACATCGTACAGGCAGTTCAAACTCGAAGCCTTGATATTCCATCTTCATGTGTGGATTGATGAATGTTTTCTGACCGACCGCATTTTTCAGAACAAAATCAAGAAATCTGTCCTTTGTTGCTTGTTTCTTTAATACCGCAAGTCTGTCTAATCCCCATTTCCAATCCTTCTCTGTGTATTTCTCATCATCAACCGTCATAGCATAATGATTACACTTTTCTGGTTCGGTAACGAGAGCATCAACGAGAGTGCCAAGATGGAATGCCTTTTTCTTGTCTGATTCCTTAACGAAGTTAAGTTGTGGGTTAAGAGCGAACTTCAATGCGGTGAGGTCTGAGTTGGAAACCTCACCACGTGAATAATAAGGGTCAAACGGTTGCTCTGCCATATTACTTAGCTGTTACTTCATCCTCATATTTAATATAAGGAGAAACGATATACTCTTCCTCATTGTTAGCATGTTTCTCGCAAGCCTTGCGCATAAACTCCAACTTAGAAGCAAGTTTGTCAGGTGACATAGAAGAACCCTCAATCGTCCACCACTGCTGAATAATATCGAGCCAAGCGTTTTTGTCAGTAACGACAAGACGTTTTGTGACCTTTATTTTCTGCTTACTTGTGTTGCCAACAGAAGTCTGAGCGAAGAGTGACTGAGCCTGTGCGGTAGCGTGCTGGGCTGCATTCTCTGCATCACGTTTCTCTTGCTCTGCCGCAAGCTTGCGCTGTTGCTCTTCCTTTGCAGCCTCATCAGCCTTGCGAACCGCCTCTTCTTTAGCCTTACGTTCAGCCTCTAGTGCGGCAGCCTCTGCTTCCTTACGTTTGCGTTCCTCCTCGGCAGCTTTTAATTCTGCTTCTTTACGCTTACGTTCTTCTTCGGCAGCTTTCAGTTCAGCTTCCTTGCGCTTGCGCTCCTCTTCATCTTTGATGCGTTGGATTTCTTCTTGCTTTTTGCGCTCTTCCTCGGCAGCCTTACGTGCTTCCTCTTCCTTGCGTTTGCGTTCCTCTTCTGCCTTACGTGCTTCCTCTTCCTTACGTTTGCGTTCCTCTTCTGCCTTCTTGATTTCAAGAAGTTCAGCAATCTTAGAATCAAACTTCATGAGGAGTTCATCACGTGTTGTAGTGACAGTCTGCTTATAAGACGCAAGCAACGATGCGGAAATTTCCTTGTATGCGCCATTCATAATATCCTTTGCATCATTCTCTTCAATTTCAGAAGAATATGAAGGCTTGTTATTAACGAACAGATGTCCGAGGTCAAGAACATCAGAGCACTCTGTAATACGTTTCTTAACTTCATCCTTGTTATCAAGGGTGAGAAGAGAGAACGTATTATTAAGTGAGTTGATAGCAGCAGAAGAATGCTCAGTAAGAAGATTGTTGAGCGTATCAATAGTATCAGTCTTCAACTTAATCTTAGCCTCCTTAATTCGCTCTTGTCGCAAGCGTTCTTGCTCTGCTTTCCTCTGCTGTTCTAGCTTGTAGGCAGCATACTCATTGCGCTTCTCCTGAATCTTATAGACAACAGAATCTGTATTCTTGGCAGAGATAAGACTCTCCATCATCGTAAATCCTTTACGGACAATATCGAACACTTGGGTAACACCCTTACGTTTCTCCGTCATTGCTTTCTCTGTCAGTTTAGCCTTCTTGATAAATTCAGCAGCTTTCTCGTCAAGAGCATCATTCATACCAGACGCACTAATATCAGCCAGAAGAGATTCACCTGCCTGAACACATGCCTCATAAGACTTTCTGTTAGCTTGCACCGCATTTTCCGTATCGGATTTGAGCGTTGCAATCTGTCTTGTAATATTGTTTGCTTGTTGTTGTACCAACTGCAATTCTGTATTTTCAGCCATACTTTATAAATTAAAATGGAGAATCATCGTCAACCTTTGCCTTAACACCATTTTTCTGTGTTTCAGCTTGCGAAGCACCAAATGCTTCTTGTTGTTGCTGTTGTTGAGGTTGGCTGTCAACATCAGCTTGCAACATACCACCAAGACCGACAGGTAACTTAGGATAAGTCTTAAACGCATGCTTGCAAGTCTTAGAGATAAGGAATCCTGTATCAATATCCTTGAAGTACGTTCTACCATCATTACCAGTATAACAACCGCCATATAGAGCGTTAGCCTTGTGGTCTTGACCGCCAAATTTAGCAGAATATTCACGCAATCTGTCGATACCTTCGCGGTCAAGAACGAAGTAATCGTATGAGTTATTTGGAAGGATAATCTTCACGTAACAAGCAACGATACGTGAATTTGCTGGTCGTGGATAGGTCTTCACATAATCAACAAATTTATGACCGTCACGCTCACCGAAGCGGAAATCATCGCAATCATATACCACTACAGGGTTGTCACAACGAAGAATCTGTCCAGCCCTTTGACGAAGAAGAATCTCACCATATCCTGTATATGTAATCTTAGCCGTATAAGTTGATTGTCGGGTGTTCTTGTCGTAGTTGCTATAGCCCATAAGGTAACAGAGTGTCGTAGTTCCCTTTTCGAGAGACAATCCGTTAATCGCCAAGTTCATGAAAGCATCGTGAATATTCAACGATGTAGCTTTTTCGAGATAACCCTTAAATGAGCCGTTGAGAAGCTCATTGTTAAACAGAGCCTTCTGTTCTTCAAAGAACACTTCTCCACCCTCTCCGAACTTCTGATTGTACACCTCAATAAACTTATCTCTTGCCAAATCGCAAATCTGATTATGAGGCGTTTTATTTAACTGTTCTATATCCATTTGTATAGATTTTAAAATTAGTGAACTCTATCAATATAACTAAAGTACGTCTCCACCATTACCGAACCAGTAGTTGTAGGTCTTTCGTAATAATGTGGAATTGTACCTAACTTTCTGCCATCACCATCTTGGTAATTCAGAAAAATAGCTCTAGCCGCCACTTCTCTTGACTTGTTTGCAGTAAGTTCCATCAAGCAAGCATGCAACTTGCGTTGATGGATTACTGCATTAGCCATTTTTGACGGCATAGATGCTATAAGTTTATCGATTCTACTCATTCTTTTCCTCTTTGTTTTCGGAAGATGGAGCATGATGTTCGAAGACATCGAAGACCTTAGTTTCGTTAAGACCTACTATGTCGTAATCAATCATAGTCTTTCCCATCGCCTCATCTATGTATCGAAGAGCACGTGCCAACGACTTAGCCTGAACCAGATAAGTTACGTTAGAACGCCTCTCCTTCTCACTCTTCTCATCAATAGTGATAAACTGGAGCTTTGCCTTGTACCACTTATCATCATCATCCAAGTCAGAGAAGAAAATCTCGCCATAGTTGGTTTTCTTTGCGCTTGTAACGGCAGAATCACCGCTAATATAGCAACTCATTTCATCAATGATAGATGTTTCTGCCTCGGTGCAAGAAAGTGCATCAACAACATAAAGTTCGTTGACTACTTTTTCCGAGCCATCTTCCATTGTCTTTTGGTACTTGATTCTAGTCTCATACCAAGATGCTGTGCGTACCCTCATTACTCACCATCCTTTCCTTCTTCTACCAAAGACGCAAGCTTATCGAATAAGTCCTTGGCAACCTCGCCTTTGATTTCGATGCACTTTACGTTACCATCACCATTACCGTCACCTTCGCCATTGTGGAGTGTTTCGTTTTCGCTCTCCAGGCGTTTGCGAAGAGCCAAATTCTCATTGTCGTTCAACAACTGGTCGAGAATCAGTACACAGTTTGTCTTCTCAATTTCTTTGTCATTGCGAACAACCTCATCAGTACCATTGATGATTTTCACCAATTCCTCGTACTCTTCCTTTGTCTCACAGTTACGTGCGACACAACCGATAACCTTAAAACGGTCAATCTCAAAAACCAACTTAATTTTGTCTTTTGCCATAATAGCTACATATTTAATTAATTAAACAATAATAATCTTTCTCTTTCGACTCTTTTCTTTTTGCATCGCTTTACGCTAGCCTTGCAAAGTTCAGTATTATCTCTGTAATAATCTCTTTGCTTTTGCAGTCTTTCTTCACGATTTCTCATATATCTTTCGTGGTCGAGCTGGCTGCGTCTTGATTCACTTCTCATTTTGCTAATCTTCTTTATCCAGACCTAGCATCATCGCTATTGCGCCAACAACTGCAAACATAAGAGCGGTTGCAGCAAGCGCAAATAAAATTATACTCATAGTCCTAGCTTTTTAATAACGTTGTCTTTTGCATGGTTATATCCTCCGATGAATGCCAAAGCTATTACATAAGCAAGCGCATCATCATAGCCGTCACTTCCACCATACGCAACATTCTTGTCTGCGTACTTATAGGCTGCGTCTATCATTTCTTCCGAATATCCGCAGTCTATCAGGTTTTTATATTTCTCACTATTCTTATCAATCATAATTCAAACCTCGTTATAACTTTCTTTCCGCATACAGTCTTGCTTGCGAAGTTGATTATCTCGGCAGCAACTACAAGAACAAGCATAGCAACAAGATAACATATATAATACATACCTTTCATTATCCAAAAACTTTTTTAATCTTTTCTATCTTTTCAGAATTTAATCTACGATAACAATCGAAGTAACCAGTTACATATATGGAGAATAGATTCAAAGCTCTCATATTAAAGTAACCATCGCCACAAAAATCCAATATCTTACAAACTAACGCCCAAGGCTCATTTGGGTCTAATCCCATAATTTTCATACGCTCAAAATCGCCTTTTGTCAATGGGTCTTTCTTTAATTCTTCAATCGTTAATCTCGCCATTATACACCTCCCATACTTTGAAAAAATGAGCCTCGGCAGTTGGCAAAATTTAAGTGATGAATCCTACAAGGATTGTATTGACTATTTCCCGATGGTCGGTCGGAACTGCCTTGGCTCGTTAAACATTGACCTACTCTAAAGACATCTAAAGTACCGATGATAGCCACCAAATTTCAAGAGTGCTACTATTTCTAGCAGTGTCGTACCATTATCGTTCTTGCCCAAGGAACACTATCATCGGTTGGGCTTGGTTATGAAAGAAAATAATATCCAAAGAATAATCGGTGCAGTGCTCAGACTATTACAAAGTGAACCTCACGCAAGTTCCACCGCACCGATTCACGTGAGCATATATAAGGGCAAATGAAAAACTACATATCGAACAATGTAGGTGCATTTGTATCAGCCTCGGCAGCTTTACAATTCTTTACAGCTTCATTAAAGTAACTATCCTTTAATTCAAAGCCGACACCAAAGCGACCCATCTTAATTGACTGATAAACCTCAGAACCGATTCCAAGGAATGGTGTAAGAACCTTATCACCCTTGTTACTCCAAAGAGTTATTGCTCGCTCGATTGTTTCAAGTTGTAATGGACAGATATGCTTCTCGTCATTCTCGTCACGACCCTTAATACCATTAAGTGTTTTAGAATAATCAATATCCATCCACACTGGCGAGGCGTACTTTTGCCAAGTATCAACAGATATATCACAATGAACTGGGTGTTCATGCTCGCCTTCCTTACGGAATACCATAAGATAGTCAGGGATTCCGACACGGCTCATAGCCGCATCTTTCTTTACTTGCTTATGGAGAAGACCGAGTGCCTTTGTTCTCTGCATTTCAGTTACAGGATTCTTCCAAATCGTTACTCTTGAGTGATAGATGAAGCCTACTTCTTGAAATGCTTCAAGAATCATACCTGAGAAGTCACGAAGACCGATATATCCTTCCTTGCCTTTTTGGATAGGCAAGTCCATACAATGAACGGCAACGTTACGACCGCTCCAAAGAACTCTGTATAGTTCTTTAACAAGATATTTGAAGGCAGTAAAGAACTCCTTATAGTCCTTTGAATTACCCATATCCTCTAACTTATCGGAATATGTGTAAAGTTCCGCAAATGGTGGAGAGAAAATAGAGAAACCTATACTCTCATCGGGAACATTCTGAATGAGCTGTACGCAATCGCCTAGGCGAATGTCACAGTTTTTTGATTGATACTTGTTGTCAACTTCCATCTTCTTTAACTTTATCTGATTATTGATGTTACGACACATAGCTTCGGTCATAGACTTCTGCATTTCAAGGAACTGCTTTTGCTTTTCCTCGAATGATGATTTCACGTTCTGCATCGTATCAAGAGTAATGATGTGGATATTCACCTCATCTTTCTGACCGAAGCGATATGAACGTCTGATACCTTGATAGGTAGCTTCAAATGAAAAATCAAGTGAAGCAAACATCTGATTACGGCAGTTCTGATAGTTAAGACCGAATGATGCAATCTTCAACTTAGTGACAAGCACCCTAAACTCGTTGTTAGCAAATCCGAGCAACTTATCTTTCTTGTATTGCTTGCTATCACTACCTTTAACCTCAACTGCATCGGGAATCAGTTCACGAAGAACCTTGCCTTCCTCATCTTGCCCAATCCAGATAATCCAATTCTCAGAAGAAGCATTAACAATCTCAGCAACTCTTTCAAGACGTTGCTTGATAGTTCTTCTAAGCTCTTTATGGAAATCCGTTGCAGACACAGCCATATCATTAAAGAGAGCACCGTTATCTTTCTTCTCGGTAACGATGTAGTCTTCAATAACATTCATTGGTGGAAGAATATATCCATCATCGCTAAAACCAATATCAGATGGTTTACTGAGCATTACTGCCCAAGTAGAAACGAAATCCCAAAAATCTTGTTGTGCATGACCTTTCAGTCTCCAATCAGATGTAGAACCGCCATCATGAACAAAGTACATCGCAAGCATTTCGTTTCTTGTCATAATATTCAAGAACTCTGCATGATTGCAAAGCTCGGTTGTGTCGTTTGGAGAAGGCGTTGCAGTACAACACAACTTATAAGGTGTATTCTTGAAATCCTCAATAAGAGCGGTTCTTGTCTTACCTGCAAAGTTCTTCAATATTGAACTCTCATCAAGAACGACCCCCCCAAACAGATAAGCATCAATGTTATCCATATTATCATAGTTGGTAATATAGATACCAGCATCCAAGTCCTGGTCGAATGTCGTAAGAGCAATCTCAGTTACTTTGTAGCCGAAATGAACTCCTTCTTTGATTGTCTGACCTATAACACCCAATGGCGCAAGAATAAGAACAGGTTTATTAGTGTGGTTAACCACTTGTTGTGCCCACTCTAATTGCTGGTACGTCTTTCCCAATCCACAGTCTTCAAACATAGCAAAGCGACCAACTTTCAATGCTCGCTTAACACAATACTTTTGAAATGGGAATAGTTGAGGACTCAAATCACTATCCTCAACGTCAAAACCGCTTTCTTGAACGGCAGTCTGTTTTTCTGAGAGAAATTTCAGATAACCGTCTAATTCTTTTGTATTCATCTATTAAACTGTTTTTAAAAGGATGCTTCGTTTCCGAGGTTTCAAAAGACACACCACATGCCAAACTTACGAGAGGTTTTATTTCCCCTTGGTGCGTTTTCGATTCATACTCTTGCCCAAAGAGCAACTCCACATCCTATTCTACGGCAACCTTAGTCGGCGTAGGGGCGGTTTACATAACTAACTATAAATTTTAAATAAATTATGAATGAATTAAATCTCACAATAACTATTTCCGTCAGGTGGGTAGTCGATTATCTTCCATTCGTTCTTCTTGATATGGATAGCTTCACGAAAAACCACAAACGGCTCACCATTATGACGTTTCTTGTTGTGTGCAACAATCTTATTGATACACCCCTTGGCAGTTATTCTGAACTCCCTGAGAGAATGGGTGTACTTAGATTTCACATCACATACAATCAACTTTTTATCTTCCCAAAATATGAAGTCTGGTTTATAGCTATGACCGCTAACCATCAGTCTTTTATCGTACCGAACCTTTGTTTTGAGCTGTTTCGGCACAATCATATAAAGGGATTTTAATATACTGAGTTTTACTTGTCTGTGAATACAAGAAACTCGTTTATCAGTAAGAAGAATTTGGTGATACAGATATTCTTCTTTACTATCGTACTCAGTACCATCTTTCGATGTGTACTTGTGTTGAATAACCCTAGCAGCAGCCATAGCTAATATTCTTTAGATACGTTGCTCGGATTCCAAACTAGTTGTTGGTAAGCAGCATCACCAAACTTCTGCCATTCTCCTGTCGCAAATTCAACAAGCCAATCATTTGTATGAGCAATCAGACAACCTCTAGTCTTGTTGTCTTTGAACTGACAAGTAATTGACTTGCCATCTTCACCGACATCAACAGACTGCAAGCATTTCAGACCTTGCAGCGTTTTCAAGTGGTCTCTGTGAACCTTTATACTATATATAATCTTCATGTTCTTTTCGCTTAAAAACCTTGGCGGCAGACTAACTTAATAATCTGACCGCCAAGGAAAAACAGCCTAATTTTAAAATTTAATCATTTTCTTATGACAAAGTAAAAAATGCGCCCTTAGATGGTATCGAGCCATCTTCTCTACATACTGGTCGGAGCATTAAATCTACGTATGTAGCGCATTACCTAATTGCTTTAAGGGCAAAACTCAACGACTTATCCCAAGCAGTTGAGAAAAAATAAATTATTTAAGTAAACAAAGCACTTAAAAAGTGCCGATTCCAAATAAAGTACAACTACTTTCACAAGCTGTCATACAAGTATGAAAGATAATTAATAATAAAAAATGTATTGATATTGAGTAGTTCCAGACTGAATCGAACAATCTCTAAGAGAACCAAAATCTCTTGTGCTACCGTTACACCATAGAACCAGAAGCATCATATTCTCACGAACTTGATGCTAAAATTTAGGAAACTAATTAACTTTACCTTATAACCTTATAACCAAAAAAATGAGTGTTGCAGGTGCAGAATTCGAATCTGCGACCTCTAGGACATGAACCTAGCGAGCTACCACTGCTCCAACCTGCGATTTGTGCAGCCTATCTTCACAGACAGACTGCATTGCCATCATTGTCAAATTCAAATTCAAATTTTGTTAATTAAAATATAAACAAACAAGTAATCAAATAAAATATTTATGCAAAAACATTTAGAACTTTGGAGATATTGTCGGATTCGAACCAACACTTCCATACGATAAGAACGGTATCTTCAAGTTGTATGACGTGCTTCCGTTTACACTAAACATCTCTTTGTTGTTATTTAATTAAAGTATTGAGAAAGTAATCTCTACTTTAAGTAGTGTTTAAGTCTCATTCTTTGACTTAACTCTGTTCAGAGTTAGCTAGACTTCTATATTCGTAATAAACGTTGTACTATCTAATAATAATTGAAAATTTGTGCAGGGAGGCGGAATCGAACCGCCACTATCTCACACGATAAAAAGAGGTATCATCTATTGTGCGAGGTGTGCAAGAATACCACTTACACCATACCCTGCTGTTTTATGTATCTAAAACCATGGAACTTTCTGTCGTTTGTGAATGCCACGATATTAATCGTTTCCGTATTCCCGATACAGCTAGCATTGACGTTCCGTATGACACTCCATACATATTATAAATATCTTACACGTAAGATGGCAATAATACATACTTCGACTAGAATACTACATAGCAAACGATACAGACCTATATTATGCCCTTTGCTTGTGCTGATGTTTCAGCATAGTTCATCGGTATAGTCTATGTAATATCTGTTACTGACTAGTTTTTCGTATGTCGTGCGTCCTTTTCGCCAGGTCACGGCATCCATTGATGCTCTCCGGCTACTTCTTTTCCACGCATACTATATTCTGTGCGTCAATATGTCAAAGAACTCTTCTCTAGCTTTCAGTTTCATCACTTGTAGTGATAATCTGATTCTAAAAGAATTGCGGTTTCAGCAGGATTCGAACCTACGACCTATCGGTTAACAGCCGACCGCTCTAACCATCTGAGCTATGAAACCATATTGGGCGAGCATATAAAAGAAATAGTTAAAAACTCGCCCATCCACCACACTTGGTGATATTAAACAACAGAACTCTAATATACACGATGGCTTTCAAGCAGATTATCTATATCGCTTGCGAGGAAGAATGCAGAGTGACCTATCATGCAGTGTGGTAGCTTTCCGCTCTTTCTCAATTCAACGATGAACGACTTTCCCATACCTATGTATGATGCAGCTTCATCAGTTGATAGCCATTTCTTAGCAATCTTTTCGACCACTACTTTCTTCTTCGGTGTTGCCATTTTATTATTCTCCTATTACTTTTCAAGCATCCTTTGCAGAAATGCTTTTTCGTTTTCTAGGCATTGTACTCGTTCTTCAAGTCTTGCCTTTTCGATTCGTAATTGTGTTGCGTCATCTATCTGACCTATCATTACAGGTGCATCACCTTTTCCGTAGGCGAGCCATTGTAAATCAACCTTTAGGTTAGAGCAAATAGCCATCATAGCTGCCTTGGTAAAATTCTGCTTACCTCTTAGCATCTTTGATAGGTTAGAGCAATCGAGACCAACATCAATCGAAAACGACCTTGTGGACTTATAGTTGCCCAACTCTATAACCTTTGCAACCCTCTGACGAACCTCTTCTTGATTATATTCTATCTTCATTATTTCTCTTCAAATAACTATATTTAACCAAAAAAGTTTGGTGGAACGAAGTTAAATAACTATCTTTGCAGTGGATAAATAGCTTAGACGGTGTTTTGAACTCCGTCCCACCTTTTTCGTCTATCAGTGTTGTAACTGATTAACGATTGCAAAGGTACGGAAATAACCTCAAATAACCAAACTTTTTGAAGAGAAAGTTTTGTTATTCTTGGTTATTTAACCTTTGTTTACGAAAGGTGGCGCATAATATGTAATTTCTAAACAGATTTTAAGAATTATGAATGATATTGCGAAGAACTTAAAGTTTTGCTTCGATATAAGTAAATTCAAGTCGATGTCTCAGTTTTGCAAGGTGATAGACATAAACCAAGCTAATCTTAATAAAAAGATGAGCGAAAGTAATACAAAGTATTCTTTCACCAAGAATGATATTCAAAAGATTTGCTACAATCTAGGTCTGAGAAAAGAATGGCTAGTAAATTCTGATGGCGAAATGTTTGATGATAAAGCTGCCGTTAGTCCAAGTGACTGGGTTTTCGGTAAAGACAGAACACCTAATATAAATATGGTGAACGAGGATAATGCCCATCACAATAAACAGATTGTTAGCAATAATGATTCGAAAGAAGTAGAGTTGCTGAAAGAACAGATTGAAGACCTGCGCAAGCAAGTAGAGAGCAAGGATGCTCAAATCAAGCAGCTAATGGATTTGCTTGCAAAGAAGTAGGAATGCAAGTAATATGCAAGTAAGGTATAATTTTAACACAAT